CTTCCGATCTTTCGCATTTGGTTTAAGCCAGGCAGACGACGACGCGCAAATCGCAGTTAAGAGCGCACAGGACTGGAAGCGTGACATTGACAAATGCGAAGATCTGGAATCGTTACAGCGCGTTCTAAAACAGGCATGGAGCGCATGCGATCCGGCAAGTAAGCAGGTTGTCAAAGAGCATTACGAAAGCCGCAAGGCTCAGATTGAGATCGGCAGCGCGCGCGGATTCTACCCGGCAGCGCCAAAGCAAAACCTTGCAAGCGAGGTTGACCACGCAGCAAAGAAAGCTGTAGAATCTCAACCAATTACCGATTTTGAATAATTCAACGGGGCGGAAACGCCCCATTTTCAGGAGCAAAGATTATGCACGTGATTACTGGCGAGATCCGAAAGGAGCCGCGAATTAAGCAAGGTCAAAACGGCACACTGTATGTTGTGGAGCTTTCCGAACGATACAAAGACCGCGATCAGCAATGGCAATACACAAACTACACTTTCTTTTTTAACGCAAAGAGCGAAGGTTTAAACGGCTGGTATCAGGAAGCATTCCAGGTAGGGAAGGTTATTTCCGTTTCCTGTGAAACACTCCGCATTGAATCGCGAGAGTATGAGGGCAAGGTTTACAACACGCTTCAAGCTGGCGGTTTCGCAAACCTTATTTTCAGCCAGCGCGGCGCAGCACAAGCGCAACAGCAAAGCGCACCTCAGCAGAGCGCACCACGCCAGCAAGCGCCACAGGCAAACAGTCAGCCGCCGATTGATTTTGACGATGATATTCCGTTCTAATAAAAAAGGAGCCTTTCGGCTCCTTTTCTTTTACTCTCCTTTCAGTTTTTTGATCTCCTCTTTCAATTCCTCAACTTGAGCCGACAGCGCCTTGATTGCGCATAGCGCATCCATTAACAGCGGGTTACTGTCAAGGACAAGTCGCTTATTCTCGACAACGTTCCCTTCATCGTCCTGATAGGATGCATCGCTCTCCTTGACGTAGCACGGATCAATTTCTCTCACCTGCTGCGCAATCACACCCCTACGCTCTCGTTTCTGTTCATCATCCTTATACGTGAACTTGACAAGATTCATTGCTTTGATGTTTTCAAGCGACTGCAAGCCGTCATAATCAACAACATTGTCTTTGTAGTTAATGTCAGAAAGGCCAGCAAAAACAACGTCGCCGTGCGTAGAGCTTGAGATCTTGCCGTTAGCTTTGAATTGCCAATACTGCGTAGCACCGCCAAATCCGCTTACCTCAATAACTCCCCTGTGCTCAGTACCAACGAACTCCTCCATCCATAAAGCGCAACGCGCAGCACTGCCCTTTGTGTTAAATCGCGAGATGAAAGATGGCGCTTTAAGTATCGCGCCAGTTCCGCCAGTAGGATCTTCAATAGGCCAGGCAATGAAAGCATCATTGTTGCAACCCCTTACGATCCCGCGCGCCGTGAAGTCCTGCAACGTGCGAACACTGCGACAATCAAGAGTTAACTGATCCTCAGCGTCATTGATAATCCTTGCCGTATAATCTCCACTTGACTTTTTATAATGAAAGTCAATAAACGGAGTGGTGTGATAAAGCTCAATGTTACCGTCATTGGTTGTTAGGTTTCCGCTCCTGGCAGTAAAGCCGTTGCTTTCAACCACGCCATTAACAACCATGTTACCACTTCCGGCAATCGTCACCTGACCTTCCGCTGCTGCGTCACCGTTTGGCCGTAAGTACATTAGCTGACCAGCTTTTGCACTGATAATTGGTGAGCCTGAATTATTGCAACGGATTGCAGCGCCCTGACCAAATGCAATTTTGGTATCACCAGCGGTTGCCGATGTGCAAGAGATCTCGATCCCATTGTCCGACGCCGTAGCGCCAGCAGGTCGCAATGATATTTTCCGATCAGTGCCGCCGGAAGCAGACATAATTAATCGACCCTCGCCACCTTCGCGAATCATTGTACCCCGGCCAATTACGATCCCCTTGTCAGACGATGGCACTTTTGATGCGGTGCCGCCACCAACTCCAAGGTTTCCGTTAAGAGCGCCAGCGCCACCAACCGCCAACTCACCACCAGACAAGCGACCGGATGCGCTCATTGACTTAACGCTAACGTCTTGGTTCATGCCGCTAACAACCGACTCACGCCACGCAGACCAGGTGCCATTGCTGCAATAACGAGTGAATTCACGGTTTGACTCAGTGCCAAAAAGGCGCTGGCGGTTAGTGAAATCAGTGTCACTCACTTTGCGGATCGACTCGACGTAGAGGATGAAGTTACCAGTTACGCCGCTCGGCTTGTTGGTAATGTTGTTGCCTCCATCCTGACTGGTGCACTGGTAAACATAAATCGACCCAGGATTGCTTTTCTTGATCATCAACGTGTTTAGATCAAGCTTCTGGTCGTTAATGTTCTCGGCTTCCCACGTCCCGGCAAATCCATTAGTGAAGTTCATTAGCCCAGCCACAGAAAAACCAGCATCCATCATCTTGCGCGTTACAATCTTGCTGTTTTGCTTCTGGTCGGCATTCTCGCCAAAGGCAATATCACCATCAACATCAATACCGAGTAGCTTCTGGTTCATGTTGTTTAGCTTAAATCCAATAGATAAATTTGAATCAGCATCGCGAACCAGGACCACAGGAGTATGCTGTTTGCCGCTAACTCTCAGGTTTGTAGATGCGGTATTCGTGTCATCGTTGGAGAAATCAGCGGTACGAGATGCGATCTTATAATTGATCTTTGCGTCTCGCGCTTCAATTCTTCCATCGTGTCGAACGATGAAATCACCGCCAGTTGTGCCACCTTTCGTTTTCGCCCTGATGTGAACCTCACCAAGAGTATTTGAGTTCTCAGGAGTCCAAATCACGCCGCGCTCGCTGCCGTCTGCGTTCATAAACCACATGTGCGCGTTCCCGCTGGCGGATTTAAGACGTATTGACGGAGTGCCCTTTGAGATATCGAGATCGCCAGTCATCGTGTCGCCAGCTTTTTTAACCTGCGCGTCGTTGGTTACATTGCTCAGTCCAACATCCGATTTTGACGGTTTGTTTGCTGTACCATAAAGCTCGTTAACCTTGAATGTTCCGCTGTTCAGGCCGTTATCATTACCAGCGTAAATCTTAACCTTTCCGCTTGCGTAGTCGATATTAACCGCAGACCAGGTATCACCACATCGTGAGAAGATGCCGGATCCGTGACTATGAATTGTCGCCGTGCTTCCGGTTGGTCTATCTGCGCGCCAGAAGTGACCGCCTTTATTTCTCAGTGCTTTAAAGATCTCAACGTCACTCATTAGGCCGTTTGCAGACGGGCCGACGCCACCGAGGCCAAAAGCGCCAACCTCAAGGACATTCCCGCTTGATGTGCCTACGTTCTTATAAGCAGCCGTACCAAGACCTAAAGCCTCTTTTGTTGGCTTGTTGATCTCATCATACACCCTGATAACAACGCTCTCCACGAATCCAGACGGAGCGGTTCCTTGGCTAACAAATCCTTCTGGAACATACAGATCAACCCTTGCCGATGTTTTAGCAAGAATTGCCACCTTAGCTTCGGTGATGAAAGCTCGCTGCATAGCCCAAATTTCAAAGAATCCATTACCCTTAACAACGCCGTATCGCATGCTGTTATCGTTTGTTGTTGCAGGATCACCAATGCGCCTAACCTGCAAAAAATTCCTCACGTTAGATGAAGTGATCGCAGTATCACCCATACCTCTTGCGGATGCGTCTAGGATATCAACCGACGACTGCGCACGCCCAAAGTTTGAGCCATTAGTGATCATCAAAGTCAAGTGAGCGCTAGTTTGCCCCGGATCGGTTATTTTCGCTATTTTTACATACTTAACCTCAGCGCCAGTATCTACGGGCCAATTGTATTGGGTAAGCGGATTGGCAATCAGAGATGCTTTATCAGCATACTCTTTTGCTTTGTTCTCGCTGTTCTTAGCGTTAGTCTCGCTTGTTTTTGCCGCTGTCTGGCTTGCTTTTGCTGCGTTCTCGCTATTCTTGGCGTTAGTCTCGGATGTTTTAGCGGCTGTCTGGCTGGCCTTGGCTGCGTTCTCGCTCGCCTTTGCTGCTGACGCGCTTGCTGCCGCTGCCTCCTCGCTTGCCTCTGCTGCGATCTCGCTTCCCTCAGCATTTGCAGCGCTTGCTGCCGCTGCGTTTTTGCTAGCCGCCGCCGCCGTTTCGCTGGCCTTAGCGTTAGTTTCGCTGGTTTTGGCTGCGTTTTTGCTCGCTGCCGCTGCGTTTTCTGACGCCTTGGCGTTTGTTTCGGAGGTCTTAGCCGCCGTTTGGCTTGCTTTTGCTGCGTTCTCGCTGTTTTTTGCGTTGGCTTCAGAGGTTTTAGCTTTCGTCTCTGACGCCTTGGCGTTGGTTTCCGAAACCTTGGCGGCGGCTGCGCTTTCCTTGGTCTGATTGGTCAGATCTTCAAGTTTTTTGAAATCGAAATCTTTCAAAAACTCGATGAAGTGCGCGAACTCGGTTTCCTTGCCTTGGTAGTAGCGCAGCGTTTCCGCTACGTCTTGCGCCAGGCCGTCAACGGTTATTGAGTCGTGAAGGAAGATCACATAATCAACCTTTGAAACTACCGCCTTGTTAGTTGTGACGGCTCGCATTGAGGTATCATTGATTACCTCTGTGATAACGCCAAACTGCAAAGGGTTAGAGAGAAAAATGATGGTAGCGCCGGAGCGAATCAGCGTTAATTGCTCACGCCATTTCGTGCCGTAGCCAGTAATATAACCTTGAGCGTCCATTGACGCCTGACCTGTGCGATAAATAGCCATTTGTAAAATCTCCTAAATAGCACGTTTTGTTAATGACAAGCGTAATTTTAGCATTGTGCAATGCATAAAAAAAGGCCCGATACTAAAAAACCGTACCGGGCCAAAACCAATGGAGATAATACACAATGAGGGTTTAAAGCAGTGTTTCAGGCTTGTAAAGCTTTCGCTCTATGCCGTTGCGGAAATTATCACCTACTGGAATCATAACGTCAAGACCCCTTTCCTCCGCAGTTATCAGAATATCGCGATCCGTTGACTTACACACAACGCGCATGTTTCGCGGGCCTTTGTAGCGATGCGCCACCATTTCAATATTGTACTGACTAAAGCAAGTCCAAACCTCTTGCCCCGTCGATAAATAGATGTGCTGTGCATCAATCCAGTCAGAGCAAAGGTAAATCGTTTTGTCTGTGCTTCCAGTTACCGCAACCGATCCCCTTGTGTAATCGCGAGCCAGGAATGACCGTTCGCCTTCCTCATTAATGAAAAGTACGTTGCACATTTCATCGTCCGGCCCGTCATCGTGAACCATGCGACAAGGGATCGCGTGAATGTATGAACCATCTTTAACGCCGCAGTCGTAAAATTCATTATCCGGCAAATAAATCCCCTCGTACATGGTGAGAGGTGTTCTATCAAATTTCAGCGTTCTCTCCATCGCCTTTGTGCAGCATTCATGCGATGCTTGAGCGCCAAAGTTGTAGCCGGAGGAGCGGGAGGCGCGCCTGTTCGCCTTGATCACGTATTCTTGCGGCACCTTACCAAGAAAGCGACCCAAGATGTTAATCACTTCGCTGTAAGGCTCCCCGGTTAACTTCATCATCCAGCCTATCCCGGAGTCGTTGCCGCATGCGTTGCAGATCGCGCCGCCGTCGCCAGTCTCATTAAGCTTGTCAGTCCAGCGGAAACGGTCTTTACCGCCGCAGTGCGGGCAAGGCTGGTGTTTCTTGTTGAAAACGTCATTATGCAAGCCGCAAATGCTTTGAAGCGCATCACGCCACATGCCTTTCATGTACGGCAAAACGTCCTCTTTCTGGAAAAACTGCATTTCGTTACCTCCAATAAAAATCGCGCGTATGGATAATGCCACGCGCGCGATCATTTTGTTTAGCAATTAGTGCTGTCTTTTAAGTCTGATTCTTTCACTACGCGGAGCATTTCTCGGCGGTCGCAAGTCCTGGTTAGTGCCTTGCCGTTTGAATCAAACCGCAAATCAGGGCGGCAAAATGACGCTCGGAAACCCTTGCATCCGTTGCGCTTGTAGTCTTTTTGCACCCGCTCGGCACCACTTGCCGAAATCATACCGCGCTTGCGCCATTGCTGGATCGTCTGGTGAGTCACCCCAAGTCGGCGACACATTTCCGCTTGCGTGCCGTAATACTCGCGTATAATATCAAGCCTTGCCCGCAACCCCGCGCGCACTTCATCTTTTAGCACGTAGTAGCCTGTTTTGCGCTTGCGCTTCTTCTTGTCTTTGCCTCTACGTGTTCCGTTGTTTCCGTTGAGTGTGCGCTTGTCAATTTCACCAGTAGATACTGCGATGCGTGGCTCTTTCATAAAATATCTCCTATAGCATTTTTTGCTAAAAAATTTCGTTTTGAGGCGTTTATTATAGCCGCAAACGAACTAACGTTAAAGGTTTAAAATGGCTATTCCACACATTGATAAGCAACTTTCCGCTCTCGGAGAATCAGTAATTAAGGCAATTCAGGAGAGATTCACCGTTGGCGATATCGTCCCTTATCCTTACCAGTGCGTTGCATACACAGAGATTGCAAAGCGCATGAAAAATTATGAGCATCCGTTCTTTGTGAAGGCTTCCGTATCCGCTGGTAAAACAATCATCTTTGCAATGGTTGCGGCGCAGTGTAAGCGCATGGGTTTAAAAATGATGGTTCTTGCCCGCCAGGCGGAGATTGTGGATCAGGACTCCGAGGAGATCTCAAACTTCGGCGTTCCTAACTCCATCTACTGCGCCGGACTCCGCACAAAGAGCGCTTATTTCCCGATCGTTGTCGGCTCCGAGGGAACCGTTTCGAATGGCATGTTTAAGGCTCTCGGTGATTACGTTCCGCACGTAATCGGGATTGACGAATGCCACCAAGTCGATTGGGAGGATTTGGCGGATGCGATCGAAAACGATGAGCAGTACGAGCAAATGACCACGAAAAAAGGGGAATTTGTCCTGAATGGTGACGGCTCCTATGTTTTCAGCAAAGACGGCGAGCCAATGAAAGGCACGGGACGCAGCCAATACACCGTTATCATTCGCGAGATGCAAAAGCGCTGCAAGGAAACTTACGGGCATGAATTGCGCATTTTCGGAATGACCGGATCGGAGTTTCGCGGCGTGGTGCCAATCCTCGTTGAAGATAAGCGCATCAAAGGCTTTTGGCGTGAGCAGGTAACTAACATCGATACCAACTATCTGATCAAGGTTGGCTCGGTTGTGCCTACCAACTTTGGCAACGTTGACGGATTAGGCTATGACCTGTCAGAGTTCGAAGCCTCCAGCGAGGATGGAGTTGCAGATTTTGACCTTAAAACGCTGCGTGCGATGGAGGAGAAAATCCACAACGACTCCACGATGACACAGAAAATCATGCAGCGCGTACATGAGATCTGCAAAGACCGCAACGGGGTTTTAGTGACGTGTGCAGGTGAGCGACACTGTAAAGAAGCAGCCGCCGCATTACCGCCAGGCACAACATACCGGATTATCACTGGCAAGACTGGCGAGAAGCAGCGCAAGGAGTGGTTGCGCGAAGCATTCGAGGGTAAAGTTAAATACATTTTCCAGGTGATGGCCCTTACCACTGGCGTTAACGTGCCGTTTTGGGATACGTCTGTTATTCTGCGTAAGATTGGCTCGCTAACACTGCTGATCCAGTTGCTGGGGCGCGGTATGCGTCTGTTAAAGAAATGGCATATTGAGCAGGGATTCAAGAAAGATGATCACCTTGTCCTCGACTTTGCCGGATGCCTTGATGAGTTGGGCCAGCTTTACTTTGATCCGATACTTGAGCAAGCTCAGTTTCAAAACCGCTTCTCAACCGGGAAGGATCCTAAACACTGCCCGATTTGCGGGACGGAAAACAGCTTTTATGCTCGCCGCTGCATTCACACTGACGCAGACGGCAACCGCTGCGAGCATTTTTGGAAGTTCAGAGTGTGTGAAGATCAGATTGACCCGCGCACGAAAAAAGTGATTGTTAAAGGTTGCGGGACAAAAAACGACGTTGTGGCGCGTGTGTGCCGTTGCTGCGATGCGTCGCTGATTGACCCTAACGAGAAGTTGAGCGGCAAGCATTACACAAAAAATGACTGGTGCACGGTGAAAAGCTTCCGTGTCGATATGACGAAAAATCAGAAGGGGATCATATTCTGCTATGAGCTTGAGGCGCACGGCGAAACATTCAAGGCGTATGAGAAATTTTTCCCGGAATCTGACAGCCAGATCTGCAAAGCAAAATGGCGTCAAGCGGCGTTGGCTCACATTGTTGATCGCAGAGTTGCGGGAGTAACCGCCAGCTACCGCAATGCGAGAAAGATCATGATGAATGCGCACTACATTATGACGCCGCAGAGAGTAACTCACCGCAAAAATGCGAAAGGTGAAGATATCATTTACAAAAAGGAGTTCTGATCATGATTACAGATAAGGGTGATTATCTTGAATTTTACGAGCGAGATCCGAGCGACACGCGAAAAGAGGACTCGCACCAGGTTGATTGCGTGGCATGGTTGCGCCACCACTACCCACACGTTTTATTCTGGCACACTGTCAACGAGGGCCAAAAGACGATCACAAGCGCCTTGCGTGATGAGCAAGCCGGATTAAGGAAGGGCGTTTCTGACTTCATAATCCTGATTGGTATCAATAGCCGTTACCCTTTCGCAGCCATTGAGCTTAAACGCACAAACAAGAGCGGCAAAGGCAAGGCGTCACCAGTCAGCGCAGAGCAGCGCGTTTTCTTGCGTGACGTGCGCCAGCGTGGAGGATTTGCGGCGGTGGCGTATGGATTTGAGCAATTCAAGATCGCCATAAAAGAAATGACAAAATAGCACGAATTGCTAAAACAGCCGCGAGGGAGTGCGGCATAATGCATCCAACGAAAACAAATGGAGATTCAAAAATGAAAAAGATTGTTAAAGTGGCAGTTATCGCAGCAGCAATGTTTTCTGGCTTTGCAAATGCAAAATCTTGCACTGAAATTGTCACCGCAGCATACAACCACACAATTCAAGATTACAACGGAGATCCGAGTGTTGTTAAAAGCTTTGATGCGATATCGCTATATATGCAGACTTGCGAGCAAGCAAAGGATATGAAGGCTAAAGGTGTTGACCACGATTACTGGTACAACAAAGTAAAAAGCGTAAATGAGAAATATGTATTAAAGGGAATTCTACCGACTGACGTTTACTACACCAACATGATTATCGCAAAATACGCATACGAATAATAAAACAAGGGAGATTACACAATGGCTAAAGATATCGCAGACAAAGACACTCACGACGCATTTGTAACTTTCGAACAGCTTGAGCGTGAAAACTTTATTACTAACGCGCTTGTTACTGGCGGGCATTACCAGGCGGTTAAACCGGACACTTATTATCAGGTAACGGGCAACCGATATGCAGGAAGCAAAACGCCGGATGTAGTCCGCGACCTTTGGGCCACTCCTCGCGAGGTTGTGGAATATATGGAGGCTCGATATGGTAAATATGATCTCGACGCGGCGGCCAGCGATGATAATAAGGTGTGCGATAAATTCTACAGTAAAGAGACTAATTGCCTAAAACGCTGGTGGGGAAGCAAAAAGCACGTTTGGCTTAATCCTCCTTACAGCAATCCAACGCCTTTTATCAAAAAGGCAATAGAGCAGATGGAGCACAGCAACCAGATCGACATTCTGTTACCCGCTGACAACTCGACGGCATGGTTTATAGAGGCGCAGCAAAGCGCGGCGGAAATAATCTGGATCACTGGCGAGGTTTGGGAAGAGGACGGCGTAGAATACGCGCGCACTGGAAGATTGGCGTTTATTTCTGGTCTGACTGGTGAGCCTGTAAGCGGAAACAACAAAGGAAGCGTAATATTCGTGATGCGCGAATTAAAAGAAGGCGAAACGCAGCAAACGCATTATGTGAAGATTGGCGACATTTGCCCTTCCGTGAAAAACAAGAGAGCAAAAGCGAGGAGCTATTAATATGAGTATTCGTTTATCACCGCAAGGCCAGTGGGATCTATTTGTGGGCATGGTTTGCAGAATCCTTTCAGAGCACGAATACAACGGCAACGTTTACGAAATGGCGACCTGTCTTGATATGACATTTGAAGAGGTGAGAATTAAACCTCTGTGCATGTGGAGAGAGCATATAGAAAGCGAGCTACTCGAATATAAAAACAGCAGAGAAGGCCGCTATTACTTTAACTCGAATTTCCACTAAATAGCACGAATTGCTAAAAGCGGGGCCACGTGTCCCGCTATAATGCATTCAACAAAACACAGGAGGATAAAATGAAAATCTACAACGCAAGAGCATTTAAGATCGCAAACGAAATCGCACGTGAAGCGGTGGCGGAAGGAAGCAATGCCGGATATGGTTTCGATTGGGATTGCGCAATGATTTTCCTGAAAGTAGCTTATGGTTACGCTTCAATTGACGAAATGGAATGCATAGGGGCGCAGTATGAAGGTTGAGCAGGGTCGCGAGGCCGTTTGGCAGCATGCCAAAGAGTGCGGAATGTCAGACGATATAGCACGAATAGCTAAATTCTTTGACATTAAGGATGTTAGCATTATCGGCAACGGCAAAATGACTTTCTTACACGAAAGGCCGCGCAAAGTGCACAGGGTGCCAGCGGTGCCGACCGGGAAATCTGACGTTAAGGCGATGATTGCCGAGACGAAAGAAGTTAAAAAACGTTATAAGAAATGAGGATTATTATCATGTGGCGCTTGCTTGCACTTCCTTTGCCCGTTATCATTGCGACCGCTGTTATGTACTCAATTGTTATGTATTAAGGAGATAAGGAATGGCTTTACAGAAAATGACAGACGAACAATTTAAGGCGGCGCGAGCGGATGGTAAGAGCTACAAAGCAATCGCCGAAGAGTTTGGATTGAACATTCGCAGTGTTGAGCGTCGAGCGGCTCGCCTGGCAAAGCTGGGTGAAGTTGAAACGAAAGGCGCGCCAGGCTTCGCGGTAACGGGCGAATCAGTCCTAACCGACAAAGACGGAAACGAGATCATGCGCTGGACTAAAACCAGCAAAGACAAGGATCAGTTAGAAGCGATCATGCAAGCGGCTATGCAAGCCTTTTCCGAAGAGGTGCCGCGAGTTGAAGCGCAGCCGGAATGCGAAACTGATTACTCCGAAACGCTGGCCCTGTATCCGATCTTTGATATGCATCTTGGCGCAATGGCTCACAAGCACGAATGCGGTGAGAACTACGACACGGCGACGGCGGAGCGGGTAATGAATAACTTTTTCGATTACTCAATCGCTCAAGCGCCGAAAAGCGAGAAGGCTGTGTTGCTGATTGGTGGCGACATGCTGCATAGTGACGGACTGGAAGCAGTAACACCAGCAAGCGGGCATGTTCTGGATCAGGACTCTCGCTACGCAAAACTTGTTTATGTTGCGATCCGTTCTACTCGGCGCGCCGTTTCAAAAATGCTGTCAAAGCATAAGAGCGTTGAAATTCAGATCATTGAAGGAAACCACGACCAAAGCGGAATGATCTGGCTTCGCGCTGCAATGGCGGCGGCATACGAAAACGAGCCGCGCGTTTATGTTGATGTTTCTCCGCGAGTTGTTCACCATACGCAGTATGGGAAAACATTCCTTGCCTATCATCACGGTCACACAGTGCGCAAGCCTGAAACACTGCTAATGATGTGCGCCGCAGACTGGCGCGAGGACTTCGGGATCTCAAAAAGCATGTATGCGCACGTAGGCCACTGGCATCACCAGACCGTTACGGAGACAAGCCTTGGCATTGTTGAAGTGCACAGCACAATGGCGGCAAAGGATGCATACGCAGCACGCGGAGGTTGGCGATCACGCCGTCGAGCAGCTGTGATTGTTTATGACAAGGAGTTCGGCGAGGTTGGCCGCTTTATGTTCTACCCTGAAATGATGGAGAAGAAGTAATGAAAGTTCGTTGCACTCGTAACACCTCAACCGCACTACCGTTTATCGTTGGAGCAATTTACCGCGCGGTTGCTATTCCAGGCGGCTTATACGAAATCCGGGACGGGCAAGGGAGCGCTATCTTGGCTCCGCTTAACGGTCATTACCTGACTTTTTCGCCATTGTAAAAAATAGATAAAACATAAACTTATAAAGGGTTAGCGTTTGCTGACCCTTTTTTTGTTGTTTGAATTTTGATAAACGGCGGTTACTATATATTCACTTTTGTATTGACTTATTTTAAATCGAGGTGTAATCATGAGAGATTTTTTTAACTACGCCACCACTGGATCCGGTGGCGCATCACTGACAGGAGCCGCCACTGGTCAAATCACTATTGCAATCGTTAGCCTGGCGTTTATGGTTGCCTTCGGATTGTGGGGTGCATATCTGCGTTGGCGCGACAGCAAAGCTCTACAGGAGGACAGCAGAGCGCTAAGAGAGGCGCTTGAGAGTGGGGATTTAAAGAGAGCCTTTGATATCAGGAGCAAAAGATGAATATAGGCAAAGCGATAGCCTCAGCCACGATTGGGGCCGCTCTTGCTATGACCTCGCCACTGCTTGAGGAGATAGAGGGGATCAGATACAAGCCATATATTGATATAGCTGGGATCCCCACTGTATGCGCCGGAATAACTGGCCCTGACGTAATTAAGGGTAAGACCTACACGCAGAGAGAATGCGATCAGCTACTGCAAAAGCACATCAAGCACGCAGCAACGGCGGTTGATAAAGCCGTCAAGGTTGAGATACCAGTTAGCATGCGTGCGGCGATGTACTCTTTTACGTTTAACGCTGGCGTCGGCGCATTCAAGAAGTCAACCATGCTAAGGCTGATTAACGGCGGGAGGCTTTACGAGGCATGCAACGAGCTTAACAAATGGGTTTATTATCGCAACCCAAAAACAGGGAAAAGAGAGGTATCGCGCGGCCTAAAAAACAGGCGGGCGATAGAGTACAAATATTGCGTAAGGGAGCTTGACAAATGAAGTTAACATATCCTTTTGCGGTAGTGATTGCCGCTATCATCCTGGTTGCCCTGACTGGTTGCGTTGGTATTAACCCTTTAAGCGCTTTAACAGACAAGCCGGAAGTTACAGCGCAGGTGGGGGCGGAGAACGTAAAGCAGACGGTTGGAGTTACAGCCAGGAAAGACGAAAGCACAAAGCAGGAGACGACAGTAAAGGATTCTGCTGTAGGGAAGGTTGATTCCTCAAGCCACAAGCAAGTTAAAGCGTCAACCATTCAGGCTAACGAGATCAAGGCGGAAAGCATCACCGTAAACGGCGGAGATACTCTTGACGACTTGCCTATGCTCGCTTTTGTTGGTCTGTGCTTATTTGTTGCTGGCTTCTTATCTGGCAAGGTAACAAAGAAAAAGGAGGCGTAAGCCTCCTTTATTCATTCCATCAATCTGACATTCAATAACACAACCCCATCGTCATCATGTAAATTGTGCTCCTCCGCTGGGTTTGCTCTCATATCGCTATAAAGGATCATGAGTAGCGCCCAAATCATTGAATCATGCGAGATTGAATTTACGGCGCAATGCCTCGTAATCGTATCGATTAGCCGCTGGGCCTCCAAATAGTTCATCGTCGCTCAACTCCTCAAGATGAAACAGATCGTAAATGTATTTGTTGCTCTCACCCTCCAGGCTGTACAACTCGAAGTTAAAAGGCCGTTTATGAGAGCCGTAGCACGTCACCACGCCTTTATTTAGATCAAGATAGCCTAACGTGCACATTCGAGGGATAAACTCAAGAGAGACGCTTGAGGCGAATTTACGTGGTGTCATATTTGCGGCCCTCGCGAGCCGCTCACATTCCCGATGTTTAAACACAAACCTTGCGAGGTGTTGACGGTTGAACCAATCGTAAGTTTCACAAAATTTGTACAGATCGAGAAGAAACACAATCAACCTCCTAACAGTGCCGGGTTAACGAAAACACGACCGTTTGCATTACAAACATAATTCAACTCTTCAAGACGAGGCAGCAAGCTTTCCTCTAATCGCTTCATCACTCCAGCCTGACCGACGAACGGGCGCACCTTGCGGATTGACTCATAAATCGCTCGCGGAGTTAACACGCCCTTATTCGCCTTGCCGAGTCTTACGATAGTGTCAACAACCTTGTTTAGCTCCGCATCCTCGCCAGCATGGCCGGAGGCGTTGGCCGCGCTAATGTAAGTTTTGCTTAACTCATGAAACATTATCAGCGCTTCCTGCATCGTTTCAACCTCAATCTCACGTGATTTGATTGGGGATCCGGTGTTGCTAAACCAGTTGCGGATCACGTGAAGAACGGAGGCAATGCGGATAACCTGCTTATCCATTTTACCAAGCGCACCGCGAAGCATTGTGTGCGAGAACTTGCCGCCGTCCGCAAGGTGCGGCTCCATTTCCTGGCGTGCAAAGTTCAGGCAGCGCATGGCTGATTTGCTGATCGTTAGTTTAACGCCCTCCTCGGTCATAATGTTATGCACCAGCTTGTAATAGTCTGCCTTCAACCCCTGGTCTACTGGCTCATATGATGAATCGCCGTTTTCGTCGATAAAGTTACGACGCCCTAAGAATGACTCTTCGCGCACCAGCAAGAAACGCTCACTAACACCGATGCCTCGCGCGCCCGCCTCCATGATCCCGTTAATCGTCTCATCCTGTGCAATTACGCTCATGCATCCGAGAGCGGTAAAGCTCATGTTGTTTTCTGCGTTGGCACGTGCAATTGATACATGCCCGGAGTCCCATGCTTTCAGCACAAGCTCACTGTTAGTTTTGCGTTCGCTGTTAGCGTATGTCAGACCGAGCAAGCTGTTAATGCTTGTTGCCTCATCGGAAATCACCGCAAAGTTGCCTTGCTTGTTGTTGATTTTCGCCAGGCCTTCCGGCGTGGTATCGGAAACCGGGAAAACAATGTCACAGAATTTTGCGATCTTCTCTTCCAACTCCTCTTTTTCTTCATACAGCGCCGCTAAGTCGGTGCCGGAGCGCTCGCCTTTCATTTCCTTCTCAAGACCTTTGAGCTTTGCGATCAGCTTCTTGCGCTCTTTTCCTCGTTGCTCGTTGATTCGCTCGACCTCGCAAACCATCGGAGCGATAGCCATTGAGTTTATCGCAGATTTACCAGTGGACGGCGGCTGGCTCGTTACAACGTAAAGCGCGGTTGGCTGATCGGTTCCATGATATTCAACCGTGAAACGTCCAAGCATCGCGGCGGAAACGCAGCCGATAAAATGCATGTAAGCGGATGACTCAGGGAATTGAACAGATCGCGCCAGGCTGCGAGAGAGCTTGCCAACTACATCAACGTCATTACCGAGAGAAATCACAGGGTATTTGTCATTGCCCTTGTTAATATCTTTCACATCATCCCAAAAGCTTTGTGCGCGCCCGTATCCGTTTGCGATGATTGCCACGCGAACAGGGGAAACGCCTTGAGCCTTTGCGGTTTCAATAACTTGTTGAGGTGTTAAAGTGCTCTGATCAAAAAACATCGTCTATCTCCTTATTGGTTGGCCGTATTATAGGCCAACCATCTTACAGCTTTTTAGCAATTCGTGCTATTTCAAACGTTCAACCTTTGCCAATAGCTTGCAGCCTTCCCTGCTATAGCATTCCAGCGTTTCGCGGTCGAACCATAAAGATTTATGGAAAGTGTGACCTATCAGCAGCGCATCGGCCCTTTGCCTTACCTGGTAAACCGTCTCCCCAACTTGCAGCGACGAAACGCAACTTTCGATCACCTTGAACTTGTTGGCTTGCATGCCCTTTGATAAGTGCTTTTTGTATTCTACGCCCTCGATCATGAGTATTTGGCCTCAAACAGATAGCAACCAGCGGCAGAGAATCCCACCTCCTCGCGGTATAGTGTGAAGCGGTCGCCGTCCTCATCAAACACGTATCCAGCAACACCGCCGAGCACACGACCGGATTCAACCTGGTAACGCTTGCCAGCCTTGAAAGTTTTCTTGTTGCTCAAAGAATGGTCTACATAAGTGCACTTGATGGTTTTGGCCTTGACTACGCGGAAGTCGTTAATGTTCGCATCTTGCCACTTGCTACCCTTTGCCAGTTCGCGCACCTCGAAGATGCCGCACGCCTCAAATGCGATCAGGTCGTCATTCTTGATGCGGCCTTTCATCAATTTGTTGTCGGAATTGCGAATTACTCTCATGGTTATCTCCTTTCGTTTGGTGTGGTTGCATTATGCCCCAACTAGCGCCGGGGCGTTTAGCAATTCGTGCTATTTTCGGTTCTCAAGCCATGCGGCAATTGCGAGGCCGCGCGGAGTCAGTGAGCGAATCAGCTTTGTTCGCGCAGATTTGCCGCCTAATTTCTTCCATCCTGGGTTGTCGTTGCCTACTGGCTCAACGGGCAATTTCTCAGGCATGCGGAAGCCGTTACCAGTCCACAAGCACGTGTTTTTGTTGTAAGCATCGCTCGCCGGGATGATATCCGGGAAAGCGGGGTGAGCCTCATCTTTCGCGTGGATGTAGCCGCCGTAATCGCAAGGGTGGAACTTGTGATCAGGTTTGCGCCATAGCGTTGACAGCTTCCCTACCGGGTTCTCTATCATGTACGGCACGCCGAACCAATCCGCGATATTCGCCGCAATTAGACACGTGTTAGCCGCCTTGATCTGGAAGTCTGGATCTAATTCAGCTTTCCGCTTCCAGTGGCGAGATCCGCTATTCGCTAAATCTGTGCACGGCGGGAAGGCCATAATAAAATCAGGCTTACCGTAAACCTCATTGCGGGCGCGGAATTCAAAATCCGCATCAATCCAGGCGTTAACGTATTCGATATTTGGATGTGTTACCCGCACTGACTGGTAAGAGCCGTGATCGCATTCATCCGCATTAAAGCACAGGACTTTGTAACCATCTTTCGCCCACGGAAGCGCAGCATAGCCGGAGCCATCAAACAGAGAGAAAACCAAACCTTTCATTCATCACCTCAAAACGGGAAACAGCGTTTACAGGACGGATCGAAATTACATCCGCAGTCGTTAACAATCATCGTTGGATCCGCAAGCATCACACCGCATTCCTGATCCATATCCATAGAGCCTAAAGCCTCATCAAGAGTGATCAGCTTGTAAGCCACCTCAAGCGCTGACTCTTTATTCAGGCCAGCCTCTTCCGCATCGTGCAGTCGTTTAAAAAATGCGTCTTGTGCCATTCTAAAATCTCCTCAAAATTGGCGGGCGCAACGTCCCGCCGTTAACCAATCAGCGCCAGCTTTCCACGTAGATAGAGTTGGCGATTAACGTTGCCTTGATATCAGCCAGGTTTGCACTGGTGAGCCGCTCTCCCGGAATCGTCCCGACTACAAAGCCGCCCTTACGCTTGGTTATTGTCATTGTTGACAGGCCGGACGCGCGATCCAGTTTTACGGTCACTTTGCCGTGCAAGCCGAGGTGTGCCAGAATCAGTGCGGTTTTGGTGTTCATATTCAAATTTCCTTTGTTGGTTGCTTCTGTGTTCATTATGCCAGGTTTTCCGCCTGGCGTTTTAACAAAAAGTGCTATACCCGTATACCGATGTAAGGATAATGCGCAAGGTCTGCCGGGATAATGTGATCGACGCGCCGCCAATCGTCCTCTCTATACTTCCAGACCATCACGCGAGACTTGACGATCTTGTAAAGCTTCCCCGTCTCAATATCCTGGTAAATAATCACAGCCAGTCTCCGCTAATAACAAAGTCCGTAAAATCAAGGTGGTCTAAAATAATGTGATGCCCTGTGTTATGGTCAAACTGAATCATATGCTTGCGCATTTCGCAATATTGCTTTTTGCGGTCGCTAATCCAGGACATATAAGCCTGATTGCGCTTGATTACATTCCCAACAAAAGCCTCTTTACCCATGTGCTCAACGAAAGCCAAATAGCGGATCTGAAACTCAGGATTAGCGGCCTTGGCAATCTTAACCAGCTTGCGGAAATTCTCTTTGTTAACTTCAATCGCTACCATATCGCCATTGAAAATCATCGCGTTAAAAGTCGGAATATCGAACAGTGACACTCGAACCAATTCGCCATTGCTCACCATTACTTTTTCGCCTTCAATCCAGTAAGTGTGGCCGTTTAATTTATTGGTGTATTTCATTTTTAAATCCTCATTTCGTTTCGATGAGTTAATAATACAAGATCTCGTTGTGGTTGTTTTAGCAAAAAGTGCTATTTGATCTCGTTGTATTGCATGAACTCAAGCACATAAACACACTCGCGCGGAGACTCCTGGCCTGTAATCACTTCGCACCTTCCCGCGTTTAGCAGGTTGCACGACTGACACAGCCAGCCTCCAACGTTCTCCTCAACGATATGTAGTCCGCTGCAAGCGCCGCCAAATAATCTGTGAGGGAAATCATAGGCGCTGCAATTGCAGGTTATTTGCCGCCTTCTCCGCTTTGACGATCTCATGTAGTGCCTTCAATGTTTCGTGTAGTTGACGATATTTTGTGATTGTGAGCGGTAATTTGCTAAATGCTTCCCGGCTCAATAATTTGTGACGCCCGCGAATGAACTTTCCGCCGTAACCGTCATAGTTGCAAAGCATGCGATCATATTCGAGGTCATATATGTTTAGCACAACCTGATCGTCATGCTTGGTCACATATAATTTAAGCCCAAGCTCATTGGCACGCTGGCGAATATCTTTTCCGATGTACATTTAAATCTCCTTTCCCGTTGTGTGATTGAATTATGGCAAATAGAGAGAAAATTGTTTTAGCAAAAAGTGCTATCCGCACTCTGACCGGAAATAAAAAACCGGGCAACAAGGCCCGGTAAATGTTTTACTCTTTCTCTTCGAGGGTAGTTGGTACATCAACGCCAAACACGCTCGCGAGGTTTTCGTTGGTCGGCTCATGGTAAACAGTGATCCGCAAGTCCTGGCTAATGGTGCCGCCGTTAATGCGCTGGCTCACGTCAAAATCGCCAATCATCACACCCTTACCATTCTCGATCTCATCCGCCAGTCGGCGCAGTTGCTCTACTGCAATTCGAACTTCTAACATATTGCTTTCTCCTTTCGTTATTAAGCGTTTCGCATTATATCACTTGTTAATTTCGTATGCCAGGAATTCAATCACCAGGCGTAAGTGCTTCTCGTTCTTGATAGTTGCTGGCAACTCTTCTTTCACATCCTGGGTGAGCGTCAGCGTGTCGTAGTAGGTGAAAGAGCCGTCCGCGTTCATGATGTAGCTCAGATCCGGCTCGCAAGCATCTTCATCAAAGTAGAACCACAGGCGATCACTTTCCACAATCCCATCACCCTCGCAGATATCCAGGAAGATTCCGCGTTTCTGTGCAAAGTTGATGGTGGTTTTGCTGATTTTCATTTCGTTGTCCTCAATTCGTTTCGATGGGTACATTATGCCAAAACCGATCAGAGGAGTTTTAGCAAAAAGTGCTATTTTTAAGGCCGTGCAAATTTTGTGCGTTTAGTTGACTGTGCACATTGTCATTTTGACTATATTGCTCATGCAGCAACAAAGTTCGTTGATTGTTGCAAAAATTGCAATGTGGAGAGAGTGGGTGAGGGTGCAGCCTGGTTCGCTCGCCTCATCCTAGCGTGTTCGCGCGCCGCTTGTTGAGTCGTGTTTCCACGTGTTCACAACCTAAGACTCCGCAGGAAAGCGCAACGTTTCCTAACAGGAAAAACAAATAAATCACCCTATAATAACCTTATTAATCAATTAGTTAGTTATATATATCTCTAAATGTTTCTTTAACTGTATAGCTCGTTTTCTATGTTTGGGGCACCCCCTATTACTTTGTGAAATTGATAAATATTAATTTTATGGGTATGTGTGTATCTACCAGGCCTCCGTAAGTCGGGAACCAGCTATACAAAAAAATACATCCAGATTTTCAGTGACTTACGCTCAAATTTGTATAGCTGGCGATTTTCCTTGTTGACATAACGGAAAAAACAACGATAATTGAGGCATCCAATCAACGAGGAGACACGACTATGATTCACTTGATGGTAAGTCGAAGCGGCGAAGTGATTGAGAGCGATTGCATCGCTGGCGGCAAGGCGATGGATGCGGCATATCTGCGCCGGATTGTGGACGCAGCAAAGCCAAATGTTGCCAACTACATAACGCTTGACACTGCGCAGCGGGACGCAAAATACCTCCGCACCGTGCTATTTCAGATAGCTGAAAAGCGAGGAATCACAATAAAAACATTCACTTACGGCGATTTTCTGGCGTTCGTGGTCTGCAAGCCTGAATCGGTATTCATCTAAGAGGAGTTAACACAATGAGCGATATTTCAAAACAATTCTGCGACAAACTGCGCGAGGCTGGCGCGGCCCTTGGGCGTGGCGATGTGCCGGAAGTTAAGTTGCCGCTCCACTTCATCGACAGCTTCTTTGCAGCGGATCCCGATAGCGGGAGCAAAATCACGGCGGGATACATCCGCACGATTATTAACCGCGTGCCGGACGTGAAAGCAAAAGGCGTCGTTAGCGTTAAACGTGGCGAGGATGAGAACTATAACCCGGTTTACGTGATCACGATCAAAACAGACAGCAAGCGCAAGGTGATTACCTCCGAGGACTTGCCAGCGCTTGAGCAATCCTGGAAGGCGAAATTTATCAAGGAGTTGCTCTCAAAACAGCCTCGTATCACAGACCTGGAAGGGGATAAGCTGGCTGGCGCTGCGATTGCTCTTGAGCGGTTCGCCTCCATGCTTGAGGGCATGGTTAAGGAGTAATGCTATGGCATATAAGCAGATCAAAAGGCCGTTCGACCTTGACGAACTGGCGCAACACTTCCGCGATGGCATGCTGTACATGCGGGAGGAGTTGCCAGGCGGCGGCGTGAGCTATACGCAGTTGTTGAAGTGGGCCGGAGTATCCCGGCTCTATCGGAATGGCGTGCTTTACCTGGAGGTGAGGGAATGAGGGAGAAATATTTACGCTGGCTGCTGATTGGTGCGCTGGTTTGCAGCGTGGCGGGCGCGGCGTTACAGGCTATCGCACTGGCGATGCTGATTTTTGGATAAATAGCACGAATTGCTAAAAACCTTTCAGGGGAATTCGCTATTATTCCCCTACACCAACAAAACGAGGAAAACACAATGAAAAATACCAAAACCCTTAACGAACACGACGCTGGCTATGTGATGGTTTGCATTATGTCAGATGTTCCAGCTTTCCAGGTTGGCAAGAAGTACATCACAGAGACAAGCTCCATCAAGATTGGCGGCCAGGGTTGCCCGGATATCAACGGCGGTTGGTCGCTCAACTATCAGCGCTATCGCTACTACGGCGTTGAGGGTGTGCGCGGTATTTACGCGAAGTTCGTTATGCTAAAGGACAATAAAGGCCGCTACGTTAAGCACGATACGCAAGGCCGCCACGTTCAGAAAATGCGCCGTAATGGCAAGACCGACCCGCGCCGCTTCCGTCGCTATGTGCGCCAGCTAATGAAAACGCCTATGTCACCGTTTGAGCAGCGCGTTTTTGGTCGCCTGGTTCGTCGTGGTCTGTAAGGAGATAAGCACATGAAAACACTATTAATTCTGGTAATGGTTGGCCTTGGATCTTACCTGGTGGACAACAATTTTACAAACTTCATCGGCACTGCCCTTATCCTCATCGGCGGCTTGTGGGGCGGATACATCGACGGCAAGAAAGCCGGACGCCGCGAGCTATTGGTTGATAAAGCGCGCTTTTGGTGGAAATAGCACTTTTTGTTAAAACTCAACGGTGGGGTTTCGGTATAGTTACCCCATCGAAACGAAACGAGGAAGTAAAAATGAGCGATTGTATGCCATATATGGGATTCAGAAATAGGGATGGGTACGGACAAGTATGCATAAACAGAAAAGTTGTAGGCGCTCACAGGGTTGCTTACTGCAAAGCCAACGGCCTATCACTTGACGACATAAAAGGGATGGTTGTAAGGCACAAATGCGACAATCCGCCGTGCTGCAATCCAGAACACCTGGAGATAGGCACGCAGCGCGACAATATACTTGACTGCATTAAAAGAGGAAGATTCAAGAGCAACGCTGGCGAGAATAACCCAAGGGCAAAGATAAACAAAACCATAGCTGACAAGATTAGATTAGAGTATGAGGGCGGCGGAATATCAATGAAAAAGCTTGCTAACAAGTACAATGTAGGGAAAAGCACGATAAAGAGAGTTGTAGATAGGAGTATCTGGAATGATTAAATTTTCACTGTGGGGCAAAATCTACCATATCCCATCATCAAAGGGTGTGGTCGTGTGCGACCTTGACGGAACCCTGTCAAATGGTGAGCACAGGCTCCATCTCTTGCCAACAAAGGATTTCCACCTAACGGAAAGCTGGAGCGAATTTAACCGGACCGCGATTCATGATGCGCCGATACAGGACACGATTGATATTATAAACGGCTTATGGGTTTCAGGATTTGGCGTCGTCATCCTGACTGGTCGCAGCGATGAGGTTGAGCAGGAAACGTATTTTTGGCTTGATAAGCACCGCGTCAAATTCGACTACCTGATTATGCGTCGCGCAAGCGATAACCGCAAAGACACGATAATCAAGGAGGAGGCATTGCGGGCGATTGGCCTTGAGTATATCAAGTGCGCCTTTGACGACTCAATCAACGTTATCCGGCATTTTCGCAGCCTTGGTATCACAACCTATCAGGTAACGGAATACGCGCAACCGCACGCTCACTTACAATCACACGGCGTAGAGGAGATTAAATAATGAATATTCGCATGTGGTACAACGGCATTACCTATAACGTGCGCTGGGACGGGGTTTATTACTACTGGTGCGATGAGAACCGCGACAAGTGGCGCAAGCGCCCAAGCCAGGAAGCGGCGGAGCGCGAGAGAGCGCAAGCAATCAAAGAGAACCGCTTCGAGTGGGCTAAACTTAAAATCACAACCGGATTGCCCGAATAGCACGAATTGCTAAAACAAACGAAATTAGGGCCGCTATAATGGCCCTACAAAGCAACGAGAGGGGAGTAAAATTAAGATGAACATTTACGAGTCTGCCAGCAAAAAATCGTTCTACATCGTCGAGAGCGGCATGATTTACTTCAATGATGAGCCGACGACGACTGGCGCTATCGTCTCATCTTTCAATGACAGCCATACGCCGGAGCAATTCGACGAAATGATTAAGCGTCACGGCTGGACTTTGCAGGAGCCGGAAGTTGTCACCGTGTGGCAGATCACAAAGAGCGACGCGCTGAAAGCGGTTGGCGTTATCTTGGCACTGGCGGCGCTGTTTGTCGGCATCATGGCACTGTAAGGAGAAAATCATGAAATTCGAGATCTACAAGGCAGTTGACAAGATTGATGGTGAGCTATCCCTGTTTATGTTTGATTGCGGTGGCTGGTATACGGTTGTTCCGTATGGAGATCACTACTTGGGCCAGCTTGTCAAGGATGCGCGTTTTGGTGATGGTTGTCACTGGATCGACTCGGCGAACGAAACACCACGGCGAGAAGATATGATCGATCCGGTTTTGATTTGCGTTGTCGAATCTGAATAGCACTTTTTGCTAAGACTTTCCGCAAGGCCATTGATATAGTGGCCTTATTGAAAGCAACCACGCAAACAGGAGTAAAACGATGCGTAATTTCGAGCCGATTAAAACGAACAAGAGCCGCCGCCCTTATGATGCGGAGGCAGAATACAACCGCAAGATGAAGAAGAAGCGCGTTCGTCCGGCCAAGCACAGTAAACGTTATGGGGAGGAGTTTTAATTATGGCAAAGATTATCGTACTGAATGCACCGCCGCACAGCGGGAAGGACACAATCGGCGGTCTGGTTAAAGATTATTCTCCCGTACCGCTGCGCATGATGAGCTTCAAAGATCCGATGTTTGAGATCGCGCTTGCCATGCTTGGGCCTGTTAAGTATCGCCAATTCCTGGAGGTGTACAACGACCGGAGCCAGAAGGAAAAAGAGCAAGCATTCCTGAATGGTAAATCGCCTCGCCAGTTTATGATCTGGATTAGTGAGGACGTGATTAAGCCGCGATTTGGTAACGGCTATTTCGGCAAGCGGTTTGCAGAGGATGCGGAGCTAAACGATATCCCTGTGATTTGCACCGATGGCGGATTCCCGGATGAGATAATTGAACTTATCAGGGGCGGGCATGAGGTCAAGCTTTGCCGACTGCATCGCGAAGGATACACCTTCGACGGTGACAGCCGAGACTATATCAGGATCAGCAGCGCGATGAACAACGTAAGCGGCTATTGCGAATATGATTATTATCTAACCGATGGCGATCCGATGTTGACCGTTAACGAGATCATACGCGACCACCTTAAATAGCACGAATTGCTAAAACTTGCCTAAGCCCATTTGATATAGTGGGCTTATTCGAGAGAAACAACCAATCAGGAGAATATCATGAAAGTTCGCATTTTCAGCGCAGAGGGTTACGCGGGGCTAGGCAGGGTCAGCTTTCCGGTCGAGGTAGAGGGCCACCGCGAGGAGTGGTGCGGCGAGGATGTGGTTATGGTATCCGAGAAGGAGTTAGAGCGCATCGGCGCGGAGGCGTACCAGACGGAGCCTGGACTGTTCTACCCCAGCAAAACGGAAGGCTTGTATTTCAGCGTGTACGAGGTTCTTTGATGTTGTTCATAAATCATGATAATGGCATTTACTACACGCCTGGCGTAAGTTACAATGTATTCCGCAACAACAACGAGTCAATCGTTGAAACTTACGACCGAGACGGTAGAAAATTGAGAGAGATTAAGTTCGAAACCAAAAACATAGAGGTGAAAAAACATGAAAACCAATCGTAAATACCTGGCCCGCTCATTCACCAAGATCGCTAAACGCTGGGATGATTCCAAGAAAACCACCGAAAACTTACGCAAGCACGGTTTCAAGAGCGCCCGCCAGTGGGGCCGAGAAATGGCTAACATGTACTTTGAAGAACGGGCGAGCATGTGCGCCGACTCGCTTGCTGAAATGCTGGAGGAGGCTGTGATATCAGATCAGCCAATCACTCAAGAGGATTTCGACTACTTCGCATTTGAGGAGATCTCGAATTGGTAAAGATTCGCACTGACTATGCGGAAACGCCCTGGATTACGCCTGGCAAGGTGTACGAGGCAGAACTGGTTAAATCTGGAAAGTACGCAGGGACATATAAGGCAAACGGGGAACTTGGTTCCCCATTCTACACAAGGCTAAAACACTCGATCCACATCGGCGGGAAAGATTGGGAAATTGTAACCGAGGAGTAATAACCATGATGAGCGAATACGTAACACCGACTATCACTTGCGGCAACTTCACCAAGGGCAAGCACTATAAAGTCCTGTCCGAAATGTCAAAAACGCGCGTTATTATTGAGGACGACACAGGGGAAACCGCAATCGTGCGGATTGACGGCAAAGAATCGTCAAAGCTTGATTACAGCGGCAAGTTCTATCGCGTAAGCTTTGAGTTGAACAATGCGCTAAACATTGCCGCAAGAGCGGAAGCCTTGAGCAAGAAGCTAATACGGAATTCCGATCCGTTCGTTGCTCGCGATGGCTGCCTTTACATCAATGATGCGAAGATTGGAGGCGCGATCATTCACAATGCGGTTGTTAAAGAATCCGATTGGCAAAAAAGCACAATTATCTTCGAGCACAACGGCAAGAAGCATGACGCGCTGGCGCTCCTGGAGCGAAACGAACAGCTTGAGAAAAACATTAACAAGCTTATCGCGGCTAATGAGGAGGTGCGCAAAATCCTACGCTGTCCTGACGGGTTCGATATTCGCAAGCAAGCGCAGGTCGTGCGCACGCTGGCGGATGCCCTGCTTGATATCACCAAATAGCACAAATTGCTAAAACTCGGTTGGGGTAACTTGCTATAGTTACCCCATCGAAACGAAACGGAGATAACACAATGAAAATCAGAATTACTAAAATCGACCTTCTCAACGGCGACGGCTCAATCACTCTTGAGGAATGCGGTCTGAGAATCGGTGATGTTCTGGAAGTTGACGGACATTTCAATGATGGCTCTTACTGTGTGATTGCTCCGCGTAACAGCGAATTTATCCAGGTTGGTGACAATATCAGCGTAAGCAAAGACGAATGCGAGGTTGTAGAAGAATGATCCAGATTAACCTATCAGATGAGCAAGCGAAACGTTTACTAAGCGCCTTTGGCTGGCGCATTAGCGGCGGCGGGGTGGCGTGCTTAACGCTATCGGAAGATATAGCGAAAGAGGTTTTCACACAGCTTGAAAATCAGGTTGAGGCCAAAAGGAGAGAGCAATGATTTACCTACACCGCTACCGCATCGCATCCGGTCACACCCACAAAGACCGCGTAACAGTATACGAGGACTTGGAGGAAGCGCTTGGACAATGCAGGGTTATCGGCGGAAGTATTCAGGCTTACGCAGCAGTTGAAGATCTGGAGCACATCAAGGAGCTTGTTGTTGATGAGGTGGCTTGCCTTATTGACGATATGTCAACCGACGCCCCAGGCTCGCCGCGAGAGCTTGAATCAGGGTCGCCAGCGTGGGACAGATTCAAGGTAAACACGCTAAACAATGTCCGCGATATCCTCGACGGAAAATTTTAACGAAAACGCATCGATTTTAAGCGCCTCCAGACGCATTCTAAGGGGCGCAAATTTTAGGAGTGTGATTCTATGGATGAATACAAAAAACCGTCGCAGTGGTGCGCAGAGAAGCAAAACGAGGCATTGGAGCGCGGCGACACTGAAACGGCAATGCACTACTTCGAAATGTACAATCTTTGGATCTCAAGAGGGCTTTAATAATGTTTGGATTGAACGAGGCACATTGGAACATCGTCAAGCGCGCGGCTCGCGGTCTGAATGAAGCGGTTAGCAAGATGGAGAAGAAAGACCGCCAAAACGACAAGCTGATGATTGAGGTGATCACGAAACACCATGAGCCTGTTAAAGTTCTGATCGACCGTTACAAATTTGTGTGGACTGCTGGATATTTAGCCGGGCGAGTTGGCCGGGCGGGCGAGTACGAGTGATTTAAGTTGACGGCGCGTGTGCTGATTGGTAACATCCGAACCGTGAACAAAAGAGCGGCCAAAAGCAGCCGAACGAGTGACACGGAGTCACACAAGCGAATGCGGCGCGCATGGGAAACCTGTAAGGCGTGCCGTTATTTTCTGGAGGTATTTCATGCAATGGAAAGTCAGCCTAACCATACGAAAAATGGGAATGCAGTGTCATAGTTGCAAACAGGATTTCGAAACGGTGGTTACAGCATGTAGCGCTGAAATGGCCGTTAGGCTTGCGAAAGAGTATTCTGGAGCAAATCAGGAAACGCATAAATTTTCAGTTAATTACGTAAGGAGCACATCATGATCGCAATCGTCCTTTCTTTCATCTTTGGCTTTCTGGCTGCGGCTGCAATCGGAGCTATCGGCGTTAAACACTTAACCAAGAACGGCGAATATGCATCCGCGATGTATGACACCAAAAAAGGTAAATGGATTGTTCGCGGTCGCTACCTGTGCATTGCTGGCAAGATCGGAAACGACTTAAAGCACAATGACGGAGCAAACGTCAAATATCTTTAACCAAGACCCCGCATAAGCGGGGTTTTTTATTGCCTGTCGTTTGCTATAATTGACCCTCATCAAAGGAGGTCTATCATGAGCGAAGAAAAGAAAAAACCACATGAGGCGTATAACTTCAAGCGCCTGTATAACAAACGATATGGTGATATTGTCACGCTGAATCACTCCCACCGATACACGCCGGAGCAGGTCTTTGATATGGCGATCCGCTATTTCGAGTGGGCCGAAGAAAACGCGCTAAAGTCTGCTGAAACCTCATCATTTCAGGGGCGCACCTATCAGGACGCAATAAACAAGCCGCGCATCTTCACCCTTAACGGTCTGCGCCTGTTCAATAGCTGGTCAAAGTGCGCGCTTGAGAAGTGGCGCAAAGAGCCTGGCTTTAAGGAGGTTATGGAGTTCATTGATACTGTGATCTATGAACAAAAATACCAGCTTGCGGCTAACGGCGTTGTTAGCGCGAATTTCATCGGTAAGGATTTGGGCCTTGATAACGCACCTCAAATCAATGTAAGCGCCACGGCTGAAAACACCAGCATTGACGCAGTGACGGCGGAAGAGGTGAAAGATGCGGTTATTGACATTCTGGAGAAGATCTAATGTTGATATGGGAAGATTTGACGCCCGCGCAAAAGCGGGCAATCAAGGAGGTTAGCCAGGTCTCTTTTGAGAAGATGATCAGGATCTGGTTCCAACTCCTCCAGGGTCAGAAGTTTTTAGGTAACTGGCATTTCTCTTTGCTGTGCTGGAAGGTGGAACAGATCATCAAGGGGGAAGCTCAAAACGTGATCTTTAACATCACGCCAGGCTCAGGTAAGACGGAGATATTTTCGATCCACATGCCTGTTTACGCTATGCTGCAAAGCAAGAAGGTTCGAAACCTTAACCTGTCGTTTAGTGATGGCCTTGTGCAGCAAAACAGCAGCCGGGTAAAGGAGATTATCGGATCCCCTGAATTCCAGGAGCTTTGGCCCTGTAAGCTGGCAAAAGCGAGTTCGAAGGATATCACCGCGCTTAACGAAAACGGCAAGGTCTGGCTGCAACTCAATTCGCGCGCTATCGGTGGGCAGGTTACAGGTCTGCGTGGCGGGTACATGGACGACTTTTTTACTGGCATGCTGACGCTAGACGACCCGGACAAACCTGATGATATGTTTTCCGCCGTGCGCCGCGCGTCAATCCATACGCGACTAAAAAACACCGTGCGCTCACGTCGCATGAAAGACACGACGCCTTGTGTTGTGGTTCAGCAGCGATTGCACGTTAACGACTCGACTTGGTTTCTGCTTAACGGCGGGATGGGTGGTATCGAGTTTGACGTTGTGAGTATCCCGGCGCTGGTCACGGAAGAATACCGCGAAACGCTTCCTGATTGGTTAAAGGCGGAGTTTGATCGTGATGTTCTGACAAGCGAGCCTGTGTATATCGACGGCGTGGCTCACTACTCGTTTTGGCCCGCAAAGGAGAGCGCAGCATCGCTCCTAGCACTGCGTGAAGCGGATCTATACACCTTTGAATCGCAGTATCAGCAGCGCCCTATCGCGCTTGGTGGTAACGTGTTTAAAACGGAGTGGTTGCAGTATTACGGCGAAGGCGAGCAGTGCACGCTACCAAAACCGGATCGCTTTGAGCACACGTTTATTACCGCCGATACCGCTCAGAAGATAGGCGAGCTAAACGACTATAGCGTTTTCTGCTATTGGGGCATATACAGGGATCGCGTTTACTTCATCGACGGCGTGCGCGGCAAGTGGGAAGCGCCAGATCTGGAAACCAACTTTGTAGCGTTCGTCAATCAGTGTTGGAAGCGCAATAAGGAATGCGGCACGCTGCGCAAAATATACGTAGAGGACAAGGCCAGCGGTACTGGTTTGATACAAGGCGCGAAAAAGAAAATGCCGATAGATATCGAGCCAGTGCAGCGCGATAAAGACAAGGCGACAAGGGCGATGGACGCAGCGCCAGTAATGAAGGCCGGACGCCTCGCGATTCCGGTTGACCATCCAATGCTTGCGGAATTGCTGGCGGAGGTTTCGGCGTTCACGTTCGACGATTCGCACCCGCACGACGATATCGTTGATAACGTTGTTGATGCGGTTAACCTTGGCCTAAACCTTGCGGATGATCCGGTTGCCAGGATGAAACGGCTTGCTGGACTCAATAGGAAGAAATAGCACGAATTGCCAAACGCATGTATAATCAAGGCTGGACTATTCCAGCCTTTTTTATTATAGGAGAAAGTTATGAGCAAGAAAAAGATCGTGAAGGCTGACGGCTACAACGATATTTTCAAAGGTGATTGCCGAGTAGCCACGCCTTTCTTTATGCGAAACGCAGCGCATGAGTCGCTAGCGTCATTTTATGAATCTGATGGGTTGGCAAAGAAGATTATAGACGTGATTCCAGAGGATATGGTTACTCCAAGCTTTAAGGTTGAGGGTGTATCGGATGAGTCTACTTTTCGATCTCTTTGGGACGAAAAGCGCCTTGATGCAAAGATTATCGACGCGCTTTGCTGGTCACGGCTGTTTGGCGGATCCGCTATAGTTGCAATTGTCGCAGATGGCCGCATGCTCAAGTCACCCGTAAAGGAAGGTGCAATGCTTGAAGATATCCGAGTGTATGACCGCTACCAAATCAGGGTGAGCAAGCGGGAAACAAACCCTCGGAATGTTCGCTATGGTGAGCCTTTGCTTTATACCGTATCGCCTGGCGGTGATATGCCTGAATTTTCCGTACACTATACGCGCGTGTGCATTATCGACGGCGAGCGCTTGCCAAACGAGCAGCGAAAACAAAACGATGGTTGGGGAGCCTCTATCCTGAATAAGCGCCTTGTCGAAGCGATCTATGATTACAACTACTGCGAGGAATTAGCAACGCAACTGCTGCGACGCAAGCAGCAAGCCGTATGGAAGGCTAAAGGTCTTTCTGCGATCTGTGATGATGACGAAGGGGAATATGCGGCCCGCCTTCGTTTGGCACAGGTTGACGATGAGAGCGGAGTTGGCCGGGCAATCGGCATTGACGCAGAGGATGAGGATTACGCAGTGCTGAATTCTGACGTTTCCGGCGTCCCTGAATTCCTCGACAAGAAAATCGATCGCATTGTGTCGCTTACTGGTATTCATGAGATCGTGCTGAAAAACAAAAACACAGGCGGAGTTAGCGCAAGCCAAAACACGGCGCTTGAGACTTATCACAAGCTGATCGAGCGCAAGCGGAAAGAGGATTACCGACCGATCCTTGAGTTTTTGCTGCCGTTCATGCTCAAGCAAGATGAGTGGTCTATTGTTTTCGAGCCTCTCGCGGTTCCAAGCGACAAAGACCAGGCGGAAGTTCTAAACAAAAACGTTGACTCTATCAGTAAGCTGTTAAATGATCAGGCTATTGATGTTGAAGAGGCTCGCGACTCGCTGCGCTCAATGACAGAATCAATAATCAAGATCAAGGACTCCGATAAGCTAAAACTGCCGGAATCTAACGAGCCGGAGCCGGGAACGGAAGATAAGGAGCAGATGAAATGAAGGTAAAAGGGATCGTTAAGCAATGGCGATTCCCGGAGGCAAGCGAAAGAGAATTGGCCCGCAATATTCAGCGGGCCGTTGCTAAACTCGTTGAGCTAATGCGCCGGAAAACGCACGCAATGAAGTTTGACGCCACCGATGCGGAGATTACCGACGCGGAGCAAGAGGCGCAGGACTACGCAAAAGAACTTGTCGCTGCGCTGATTGGTTTGCTTCCGGCGCTGGCGGTAACTGTTTACAAGTTCAACACAAAGCAGTGGATTAATGTTGCCAAATCTGCCGGAGGCGCAAAAAATCAGGCTGTTATTCTCCTAATAGCAATTGGTGCTACGCAATCCGAGCCGTGGTATCAGGAATCGCGGGAGCAGTGGGAATCCATGAGCGCCGCCGCGCTGAATAAGCTTTTCACAAACATCATTGACGATTGGGCCGGAAATATTCGCAATGCGAATTTCACCGACAAAACAACCGCTCAGGTTAACGAGCTTGCGGATAAGCGATTTGCGGTCTACAACTCTTGGGCCTCAAACCGTGCAACCGGGATTATTGGATCCTGGAATAGTCGCCTTATGCGCCAGCGCCTGGCAGATGCGAGGGTGACGCATTACTTCTGGCATGGTATGCTTGACGACCGGGAAAGGTTGCAACATTTGCAATGGGAAGGCAAGCGCATTGCGTTAAATGCAATACACGACTTCCCCGGCGAGCCTTACGGTTGCCGTTGCTGGGCTGTTCCAGATTTCGAAAAGCAAGGAGATTAAAATGAAAAAAGTACAACGTTTTGATAGCGTGCAGGTCAAGGCGCATTTTGATGAACATGGTTTTTTGGTTGACCGCCCAATCGTGGCGCGAATTGGCTTGCAGGTGTACCATACGCCTTTCGGTGAGCGCCGGGAATTCCGCCCCGCATCCGAGGTGTTCAAGGCTGACTCACTGGCGACTTTTAGCGGAAAGCCGATCACTTTGGGGCATGTTACCGTGACGCCGGAAAACGCAAAAGATGTTGTTGTTGGTGCGTGTGCTGGTGCTGGTATTCCAAACGGGATCGGCGTAGAGGTTCCATTGAGCATCTACGACAAGCAAGCCATTGATAGCGCAAAGGCCAAAAAGACGGCGGAGCTTTCGGTTGGTTACTCCTCCATTGATATTGATAAGCCAGGTTGGGGCAACAATGCAACTGGCGAGTATTTCTTTGATGAGGATACGCCGGAAGGATGGAAGGCCGATTCTGACGATTGGGTTCGCTTTGATGCGGTGCAAACAAATATCAGCGTCAACCACATTGCGCTAGTTTTCAAGGGCCGAGCCGGGATTGCAAAATTAAATCTTGATAGTAATCAGGATTTCCCATATGATAACGAGGAATTTTCAAACAAAGAGGATCAAGGTATGACCGTAAAAATTAAACTTGACGGCGCGGTTGAATTCGACGTACCGAAAGAAGTAGCTGCATTTATCGACACCGTGAAGGCTGACGCCAAGGCGGCGCAGGATAAAGCTGATGGCCTGGAAGCAGAGCGCGACGCACTGCAAGCGAAGGTTGACGGCATCCCGGCGCAGATCGACGAAGCTGTAAAACAGGCAAAAGCTGACGCAGAAGCGCACGCCGCACTGGTGAAAGAAGCGGAAGAGGCTGGCGTTAAAACTGACGGCCTGACCGCAAAAGAGATTAAGGTTGCTTTCGTTAAAGAGGTAACTGGCGCTGACATTTCCGAAAAGGCGGACGCCTATATTGATGTTGCGTTTGATCTGGCTAAAGAGTCTGATAAAATGGCGGCACAGCGAGCGGCAATCAAAGGTGACTCAATTTCCACCGACAAAGAAGATTCCGCCCCGCTGAATCCAAACGCGCGTTTAAGCAAAGCTAAATAAGGAGAAAAAACATGGCTATTTCTGCATCTTATGTAAGTGAAATGTCCGCAGCGCTGCCGGGGCAGGTTTCCGATACTTCAAAATACAATATCGACGGCGCTTGTGTTCTGGATGGTGATGTTAACGTGCTGGTCGGCGTTGCGGTTGCTGTTAAGTCGGTTGAAGCCTTTCAGGGTCACAAGCTGATTGAGCCGATGACGGAAGCAAAAGTGCCTTACGGCGTAGCTATTCGCTCTCACTTCCAAACCACCTCTCCAAATGGCGAGATGATTTATGAAGCTGGAGGCGGCATCAACGTTATTACTGCTGGCCGAGTCTGGATGATCACCAAAGATAATCAGGCTCAAGCGTTCGGCGCTCCTGTCAAACTGGACACTGACGGCAAGGTTAAAAATGCTGGCGCTGTGGTGACTGGTTGGACTTACGCGGGCGGCTTCACTAAGTGGGGCGATACCTATCTTGCAGAGGTTCAATTGCACCAGCTTTAATTAGCTGATATTCTAAAGGCTCCTTTTGGAGCCTTTTTTATTGGAGAAAATGAAATGTCTGATTACGGTAATTTGATGGGCGCGGCTATGCCTGGCACCCTTGCTGATTCCAGCGAATACAATATTGATGGCTGCTGCTTTGTGTCGGAGGACTCCGAAAGCATTCTTTGCGGCAAGATCGTAACCGTGCACACCGTTTATGACGGGCAGTATAAGGAGATTTCCGATAAGTTTAATCCAGGAAAGTCAATCCCTTACGGCGTTGCGCTGCGATCACATATCGAAACATTTGTTGATGATGGCGGCTATATGGCCTACCGATCCGGCGATCCAATTAACGTTGTTTCTCATGGTCGAGCGTGGGTCTTGTCTCAGGATATCGACTCCCAGCCAGAATTTGGCACACCAGCGGCACACAGCAACGATGGCTTCGCAAGCGCTACAGGGCAGGAGATCGCGGGATGGATTTACACTGGCGGATGGCAAAAGTGGAATAGTCAATTTTACATCGTCGAGATCCAAATTATTCAAAGCGCCCCATACGTGGAAGTTGCAGAGCGCGTGCTTGTGAATGGTGCTGTGCTCACGCCTAACTTGCCAAGCCCACAAGCGCCAAATAAGGTCGTAACGATTTCGGTTGATGTTTCGCCAAAAGACGCCCACGACAAAACAGGCACCTGGCATGTTGATAACGACCAGTGCCAGATCGTTTCGAGGGATGAGGCAAGCGCCTTACTTTCCGTTAAAAACGGCGGGCCTAATGACGTCCATGTAACTTGGGTTGCTAATGACGGCTCAGGGGTTCAGGCGATGATTGAATACACCTTTATCGACCAATCCGCATAACATAAAAACTTGTTGCACGTTTAGCAAAAAGTGCTTATCATGAGGCTGTTATTAACTAACAGCCTTTTTTATAGGAGCTTTACCATGACTAAAAAGTATGATGAATATGAAGCGCAAGTTGTTTCCAATCACCTGATGATGCGCGGCGAAAAAGCAGACGCCACCACCGCTGGTATTTGGACTGCGCAGGAATTGCACAAAATTAAATCCCAGGCTTACGAAAAAGAGTACCCTGCTGGCTCCGCACTGCGCGTTTTCCCGGTGACTAACGAACTGTCGGACACCGATAAGACATTTGAATACCAGACCTTTGATAAAGTTGGCCTGGCTCAGATTATCGCAGACTATACCGACGACCTGCCGACCGTTGACGCACTGATGAGTTCCGAGTTTGGTAAAGTATTCCGCCTTGGTAACGCATTCCTGATCTCCATTGATGAGATCAAAGCTGGTCAGCGCACTGGTAAATCTCTGTCAGTCCGCAAGGCAAACGCCGCACAGCTTGCACACGATATGCTCGTTAACAAACTGGTGTTTAAGGGTTCCAAGCCGCACAAAATCAAGAGCGTTTTCGACCACCCGAACATCACCAAGATTGTTTCCAAAAAGTGGATTACTGATCCGCAGGGTACGGCGACCAAGAATCCAGAGACTGCGAGTGATGAACTGACCAAAGCTATCGAAACCATCGAAACGCTGACCCTTGGTCAACACCGCGCGACTCACATTCTGATCCCGCCGTCTATGCGTAAGGTTCTGACTGTTCGCATGCCGGAAACCACCGAGAGCTATCTGGAATACTTCCAGAAACAAAACGGCGGCCTGACGATTGAAGCTATCGCAGAGCTTGAGGATTACGATGGTCAAGGCAACAAAGCCGCTCTCGTTTACGAGAAAGACCCGATGAACATGAGCATCGAGATCCCGGAAGCGTTTAATATGCTCCCGGCGCAGCCTAAAGACCTGCATTTCAAAGTCCCTTGCACCTCCAAGTGCACTGGCCTTACCATTTACCGACCGTTAACCCTTGTGTTAATCACTGGTCTGTAATATTATTGGGGAATCCTTTAAGGGTTCCCCTTTTTTATTATGGAGATTTGAACATGGCAAAACTTATCAACACTGGCGCGTGCGTTATCTTTATCGACAACGAAATGCTGAAACCCAACGACGAAATTACGGTTGATGATGATCAGCTTGAGCGCTTCGAAACCCTGATTGCTCGCGGCGAGCTAACGATTGACAACTTCAAGAAAAATCAAGAGGTTGTTAAGAAAGTAGCATCCAAGCGCAAAAAAGATCCAGCAGATGGAAAGAGCCGCGCCGAGCTTGAAGATGGTGGCGAGTTTTAAAAATACGGGCGCTTAATGCGCCCTTTCTCATATCTGGAGGAAATGAAATGCTAAAAGATATCGACTACGTTTTACTTGAGATCCAGCGACTGGCACCACCGATGAAAGAGGTTGATGTTGAAGTGATTGTTGCATGGGTTGACCTGGCCTCAGAGTTTGTTAGCCCGTCGCGCTTTGGAAAGTCATATTACAAAGCTCTTGCTCTTTACACGCTGCATCTAATGACGCTTGACGGCGCGATGAAGCAGGAAGGCGAGAGCGTCGAAAGCTATTCGCGACGAACAGCCTCGTTTTCCCTGACTGGTGAATTCTCGCAGACGTTTGACAGGGTTTCAGCGGATAGCTCAGGAAAGACGATCAGACAAACGCCGTGGGGAAAAATGTATGAGCTTTTGCTGAAAAAGAACGGCGGAGGATTTGGCCTAATTAGCGGTTTGAGAAAAAGAACTCCTACCTGCATTCACAGGATTGATCGCTCAAGCATACAAGAGCTTATTGATGGAATAGCGCTTAACAGCGGGCGGATAAATTCGCTAGGCGAGTATTTGATCGGAAAAGAGGTAATGAGGGGGCCGCAATGAACTACAAGGAAATAAGGCGACTTGCCAGCGATGGGATATCGTTTTTTAGCGACGGCGACGGCACGTTTAAAATGATAATCAGCGGAGGCGGTGTTGAGATTGTTGGCGGTGTTGAGGTTGAAAAGCCGGAGGAATCCACAACAATCAAAGGTCTTGTTAGATCTCCAAGGGTAAGGGAGGTTGACGGCGAAACAATCCGCGTGACAGATAAACTTGGAGTGTTTAACGCTGATGTCGAGATAAAGAACGGTTACATGATTGAGATCGACGGAGAGCGATATGTTGTGACGGAATCAAGACCAGTCAGGCAGACAAGCACAACGGTTGCTTACCGCCCAATACTTAGGAGGGTTGCGGTTCATGGCTAACTACTCAATCCGCGAATTTCACGGAAACATTGATAAGTGGATCGAGGCGGTTGATAATGGGCTTGTCGATGTTGTCGAGATATTTGGCGATAAAGTAAACGAGGCTATCGTTGACGGTTCGCCAGTTGACACCGGGCGATTTCGCGGTAACTGGCAGATAACGGCAAACAAGCCGCCACTTTACGCTCTCAACGAATACGACAAGAAAGGCGAGAAAACCATAGCAAGAGGTAAGCGTGAGCTTAGGGCGCTACTGCGTGGCGGTGGCGCTGTTAGGCGGCTGTATTTCTCAAACATGCTTATATACGCTAATGCTCTTGAATACGGTCACTCAAAACAGGCTCCCGCTGGTGTGGTTGGAATTGTCGCTATACGCCTAAGATCTTTCATGGCGGAGGCGATTAGAGAGTCGAGGAAACGAAATGCATTATGATCTTATGTTGTCGGCGAGAAAGGCGCTCGCCGCAGAATATGAAAGCCAGTACCGGATCGCATATGAAAACGTAGAGTTCTCGCCACCTGGTGACGGCGGAATCTGGCTTCAATACCATTACAGCGAGGCCGAAACAGTCTTTGCGTCCCTTGATCGCAAGTGTCGCTACTATGTTGGCATGGTTCAGGTTAACGTTGTTTTCCAGCCTGGCAGCGGCACAGATAAAGCGCGCAGACTGGCGAAAGAGATTGCTGATTTTTTTGATGATGGTAAAATGCTTGAGACTGGTTATGTTGTTCAGGGTGGAGAAGTTCGCCCGGTTCAGAAAAGCGAAACGGGGTGGCTTGTTCCAGTCCGTTTTTATGTACGAGCAGAAGAGAAGAGGAATTAAATTATGCACCTTCCAAATGGTTCACAAATCTTTGTTGAAAAAACTCGCGGTCAAGAGATCGCGGCGTCAAAAATTACCCCGGCAGCAAACCCGGTGCTAACCCTGGCGGCGTCTCACGGCCTTAAAAATGGCGACTACATTCTTGTCACAGAATCAAACTGGCCCAAACTTGTTAACCGAGTTGCGCGAGTTAAAAACGTGGCGACCAATGACGTAACCGTTGAGGGCTTCGACACCAGCGACACCAACGTATTCCCTGGTAACGGTACTGGTAAGGTCGTGAAAATCAACGATTGGATCGAGTTGCCTTGCGTGCAAGACCTCTCCCAAGAGGGCGGCGAGCAGCAATTCTACACCTTCCAGTGCTTGGCTGATGATCGCGAGCAGCAGATCCCGACCTACAAGAGCGCCGTTACTCTGACGTATACCTTCGCGCATGAGTACGATAACCCAATCTATCCGATTCTTCGAAAGGCGGATGAGGCAGGGGAAGTTAAAATGATGCGGATGTACGTTCCGAAGGCAAAAGAAATGCGCATTTGGTCTGGCACGATCTCGTTTAACGATATCCCGCAAACCAGCGTAAACGAAATGGAGACCGTTTCTATTTCCGTTTCCCTGAAAGGTAACTTTGCATCCGTTGCCGCAGCATAAAAACAAAGGGGCTTGCGCCCCTTTTTTATTTGTGTAAAATTGACTCACAAACCAATCAGGAGAAAACAAAATGGCTAAATTTAAACTTACTATCGGCGCGATGCCTGACTTTAAACTTCCGGTAAAATTCAAGTTGCCAGACGGAAACGAAGCAAGCATTGTCTTTACCGTTAAGCATAAAAAATCAAGCGAGATTCAGGAGCTTTACTCCCGCGAGTCGATGAAAGATTTTGAGTTCATTAAAGAGATTGCCACCAATTGGGATCTTGAAGAAGAGTTTAATGATGAAAACGTGTCCGCGCTTGTAGACTATTACCCAGCCGCAGCGCTTGCCCTTATGGGTTCATATCTCGGCGCACTGGCGGGCCAGCGGGTAAAAAACTAAAAAGGGCGGTCTATCTGTATTACCAGAAGCCGCCCACTGATGAAGAGTTGAAAACCTTTGGCCTTACTCGCGAGGACTACGAAGGAGAGGAGCCGCCGGAGATTATCTTTGATGAAAGCATGGCTCAATCATGGGATGTTTTCTGCGCAATGCAAACGCAATGGAGATCTGCCGGAGCCGGAGCTTATGGCCTTGACTATAATGTTTTGCCAATGCTTTTCAGGATCTATAAAATAGACGATGAGGAGATGGCTTTAAACGATTTGCGAATCATGGAGCAAAAGGCTCTTGAAATGATGCACGCGAGCAAATAACAAAGCGCCTTCGGGCGCTTTTTTCATATCTGGAGGTAACTTATGGCCGAACAATACGCTGGCTTAACGTTGGGCGTTGACGTCTCGCAAGTCAATAATGCCACCAAGTCATTAAAGCAATTCAAGCAAGCTAATGATGAGGCGGCGAAAGGTGTAAAGAGCTTTGTTAATGAGGAGCAGGTGGCGCGCGAGAAGGCGAAACAGCTTGCCCAGGAAACAAAGCGGCAGCGACAGGCTTTTGATAGCGTAAAGAATGCTATCGATCCAACCGCTGCAAAAATGAAAAAGCTAATCGACGCATCCAAGGAGCTTGATGCACTATGGAAGAAAGGCGTCGTTGACGATGAGCAGTTTTTTAGACTCGGTGAGTTGCTAGAGACTCAGATCGGGAAGCTTGAGCGAAACCGAAAAGCTTTAACCGAGGAAGGCCGAGCAGCGGCAGAGGAAGCAAAAAACAAGGCCGCAAGCGCAAGGGCTGGTGCTGCGTTCCTTAGCAACCTTGAGGATCAGGCGAGCGCGATTGGCAAGACTCGATCCGAACTCCTCGAAATGAAGGCCGCGCAACTCGGGGTTAGCGCACAGGCAGCGCCATTTATCGCGCAGCTAAAATCACAAGAGAAGCAGATGAAACTTGCCGGATTGAGCGCGGGCCAATATAGCCAGGCTATGCGCATGCTCCCGGCGCAGATTACTGACGTTGTAACTTCTCTTGCGTCCGGCATGCCGATCTGGCTGGTTGCAATCCAGCAGGGCGGGCAAATCAAGGATAGTTTTGGCGGGATCGGGAATACGTTTAAGGTTCTCTTGTCGTACCTGACGCCAGCACGCATCCTGATAGGTGGCGTCGCCGCAACCGTCATTGCACTGGCTAAAGCTGGATATGATGCCTACAAGTCACAGCGTGATTTGCAAAAGGCGCTGATTATGACAGGCAGCTACGCTGGCACAAGCGCGGAAGAGATCAGGAATATGGTTTCGGAGCTTGCGGCGTCCTCTGAATCTGCTACTTACGGACAGTTTATGGAGGTGGCAACGGCTATCGCCAAAACCGGGAAGTTTGCAAAAGATGAGCTTAAAACCATAACCAAGGCAACAACGGAATGGGTTAATGCCACTGGTGAATCGGCGGAAAAGGTTTCTGGATACTTTGAAACCATCGCAAAGGATCCGGTCAAGGGTCTTGCGGAGCTAAACGAGAGCTTTAACTTTCTCGACAAGGGGCAGTTAACATACATTGCCAACCTTGAGAAAATGCAGGGCAAAACGGCGGCTGTGCAGTATGCTACGGAGCTTTTCGCTGAAACGATGAACCAGCGGGCGCAGGAGATCGAAGCGTCGGCAACTCCGCTTGAAAGGATGTGGAACAATATAAAACAGTGGGCCTCTGAATCATGGGACACGGTAGGGCGCGTAACGCTCGCGGCTGGAAACATGATCGCTGATGTTGTTATGGGTATCGTTAACCAGATCCAGCTAACTCTTGCGCAGGGCGACAAACTGATCGCTGATTTCTTAATCGGCGTTAGCGACAAGGTAAGCGGAATTCCTGGGGTCGGCAACTGGTTTAAGCAGATCGCTGATGAACAATCCAAGGTGGCTAAGGAGTCGGCGGCGGAGATTGCGCGACTGAAAAAAGAACTTGCCGACATCAACAACCGACTTTCTAACCCTTCCGGTTACAGAAAGATGGCTGATGCGCAAACCGACTTTACGGCCAAATCAAAGGAGACGAAAGAGGCTGTTAGGCAGGAGGCGAAAGCGCTTGAGGATCGAAACAAGACTCAGAAAGTCTCTATCGACCAAGGGAACCGCTTGCTTGATCAATACGAGCAAGACATTATCGCCCTAAAATCACAGCTTGAAATGCTCAAAAAGCATAGGGACATTAACGACAAGATCAGCCAGCAGAGAAAAAATCTGTGGAACACACAGGCACGATTCCAGGTGCTGGAAGAGGAAGCGAAGCGCCGCACGCTGACGGCTGACGAAAAATCAGAGTTGGCTAATAAGGATAAGATCCTTTCGCTGCGAGAACAGGCCGCGATTATTGGCGATCAGATTGTAGCTCAAGAGCAACTCATCAAGCGCGAGCAGGACGCAGCAAAATATCTGCGAGATCAGGAAGCGAAGATTGCAGAGATCAGAGCGAAGGCGGAGGGAAAAAGCGCTAGAGAATCTGGAAGGGATGCGGAGATTGAACAGCTTAGGCAGAGTTGGTTAAGCAAGGGCGGGTCGATTGAAGATCAGCAATTGCAGCAGATGATCGAGAAGCGACGCCAATACTACGCAGAGGAGGACGCATTACGCTTAAACTGGCTGGCTGGCGTAAAATCTGCGTGGGCCGAGTACGGCGAGCAAGCTCTAGATATAAACTCACAGATTAGCGAGGTTACTACCGCAGCGCTTGACGGACTGACTAATCAGCTAACCGACTTTCTGACCACTGGCAAAGCAAACTTTAAGGACTTTGCAACAAACATACTCAAGATGATCACGCAGATGATTGTCAAAATGACACTGTTTAACGCCATATCCGGCTTGATGGGTGGCGGTGGCAGCGGTGGCGGTCTACTTGGCGGAATCTTGGGAGGTGGAAAGGCTAAATCAGGATACGCTAACGGCGGCTACACTGGCAACGGCGGCAAATATGATCCGGCTGGAATTGTTCATCGTGGAGAATTCGTTTTCACCAAGGAGGCAACAAGCAGGATCGGTGCTGGCAATCTCTATAAGCTGATGCGCGGCTATGCGAATGGCGGTCAAGTCGGCGGTAACATCGGCGGCGGTGGCGCTACCATTGGCGGAGGTTCTCAATTCTCTTTCGGGGACATTAACGTTGACGTGAACAACGGAAATGATCCAAAAGGTCTTGAGACTGGCGTTAGGATGATTTTTACGGAAATGATCCAGCGCTCTTGCTCGCAGGGCGGCGAAGTCTACAACTTTATTAACAGCAAGAGGGGTTAATCATGGCGATTGACGAATTCAAATGGTGCACCCAAACGCAGGGAGGCGGCGGGGCAATGACGACAGAGAATAACGACAGGGAGGTTGTTTTTGGGAATGGATATAAGCAAGTTGCATCGTCCGGCTTCAACACGGTTAGGAAAATCTACTCTATTGTTTACGCAGGGAGCGACTACAAGAAAGTTCTTGATTTCCTGAATGGTCACAGGCTAAAGCCTTTTCTTTGGGTTGATCCCGATGGTGTTCTTGGCCTGTATCGCGTTAGGACTGGCACTGTTTCGGCAAGCCCAATCTCACCAACTGTAAAGGAGGTAAAGGCCACGTTTGAGGAGCAATTTACATCAATGAAATAAAACAGCGGCCCGCCTTTTGTGCGGGCCTTTGTTATTCTATAATTAACAAAAAATGGAGGTGCTATAATGGCTAATGAAATATCACAAGCTTTTGGTAATTGCTTGCAAAGTCTTTACCCCGGCGAGATCTTAACGCTTGTCGAGATTGACGGTACGAAGTTTGGAGCGCAGATTTACAGGTTCCACAACGAGAATATCTCCTACACGGCGGAGGAGTTGATGAAAGCCAGGCAGACCGGATCTCTTCCCGATAAGGTGTTGCGGTTCAGGGGCGAGGACTACGGCGCTCGACCGTTTGGCATAACAGGGATTAGCTTCACCAGTAATGGCAAGGCCGGGAAACCTCAATTAACTGTTTCAAACGTGGATAGCGAGGTTTCCGCGCTAATACGATCCTATAACGGAATGATGCAAGCGAGGGTTACTATCTGGATCGTTCCGGCTGACCTTATGGATGAGCAAGGAAACATCGCTGATGGCGATTGCCGCAAAATGGTTTACTACATTGAAAGACCTAACTTTTGTAACCAGTCAGTCGGGCGTTTTGATTTAACGTCTCCTTACGATATGGACGGAATTATGATCCCGCCACGCACAGCGCAGAGCGTTTGTTATTGGGCGCAGCGTGGCTGGTATCGTAGCGGCAAGGGTTGCGGTTATAACGGATCGCGAATGTTTGACAAGGACAATAACCCTGTAACGGATCCAAGCCAGGACTATTGCGCCGGGACGTGCACGGCATGCGAATTACGTTTCGGTAATGGCAATCCTCTTGACTTCGGAGGATGCGCGGTTGCTTCACTATTGAGGAAAAATCAATGATTAATGCAAAAATTAAACTCGAAATTATGCGCCACGCGCAAGACGTCTACCCACATGAATGTTGCGGCGTGGTCACGCAGAAAAGCAGGGTGCAAAAATACCACCGGATCGAGAACGTGCACAAAGACCCTGAAAATCATTTCGAAATGGATGCTACAGATTACGCACAGGCGCTTGATAGCGGGGAGTTAATTGCAGTGGTACATTCACACACTGGCGACGGCGCAACGACGCTACCGAGCGCGCACGATACTTGCATGTGCGATGAAACTGGCGTTACATGGGTGATCGTCTCGTTGCCGGAGGGCGATATGAGGATGATAGAGCCAGAATCAAGGCCGCTGACTGGTCGCCCTTGGTCTTTGGGATCCTACGATTGTTGGGGTCTGGTGATGGCGTGGCATAAAGAGCAAGGCGTCACGCTAAACGATTTTCGCAAGCCTTACGAGTGGTGGAAGCCGGAGCACGGAGAAAACCTCTATCAAGATAACTATCTGCAAGAGGGGTTTGTCCCAACTGGCAAAGCGCCAGAGCCTGGCGATATGGTGATCATGCAACTGCAATCGCCAGTGTGGAACCACGCAGGGATTTACCTTGGTGATAACCAGCTACTTCATCATGCCTTTGGTAAGTTATCACGCATCGACATTTATTCAGGCTGGTATCAGGAGCACACTGTTATGGTTTGCCGACATAAGGAGTTAAGATAATGGAGACTATAAAGAGAGTTAAGCTTTCTGGCTCGCTAGGGCGTCGTTTCGGCGTTTTTCATGAGCTAGCCGTTGAATCATACCCCGAAGCAATCCGTGCGCTCTCCGTGACGCTGGAGGGCTTTAAAGACTATATGCAAAGTGAGGTTGGCTCTCGCATGAAATATGCCGTTTTTGTCGATGGAAAAAACGTAGGCCAGCACGACGAAAAAGCTTGGCAATGCGCAAAGGAGATCAGGATTATCCCGATCCCGACTGGCTCAAAGTCTGGCGGGCTTTTCCAGGTTGTCTTTGGCGCTGTAATTATGGCTACGGCATTCTTCACTGGCGGCGCTTCACTTGCCGCAATGGGCGCGCTTGCGTCGTCTGCTTTCATGATGGGCGGCGCGATGGTTCTTGGTGGCGTTATGCAAATGATTTCGCCGCAGCAAGGCGGGGTTATGCGAGAGAGCCAGGGCGCAGAGAATAAACCATCATATGCTTTCGGTGGCGCAGTCAACACCACGGCGGCTGGATACCCTATCCCGATCCCGTATGGTTACAGGACGGTCGGCGGAGCAGTCTGGAGCGCCGGGAGTTATTCAGAGGATAAAGTTTAATTTATGGCCCGCCTTGCGCGGGCTTTTTTGCGTCCGTATAATGAGTAAATCTAGGTACAGCACAAAAGGTTAAAACTTATGGCAAAAAATATGATAACCGGGAGTAAAGGCGGCTCATCAAAGCCTCATACTCCAAAAGAGTTGGAAGATAACCTGATTTCAATTAACAAAATCAAGATCTTGCTCGCGGTTTCAGATGGCGAGTGCGACCCTGACTTTTCGTTAAAGAATCTATATCTTGATGATGTTGTTGTTCAGAACGAGGACGGCTCATTTAACTATGAGAATGTCAAAGCCGAATTTAGACCTGGCACGCAGGATCAGGATTACATCCAAGGCTTTACTGACACCGCAAGCGAAGTGACCGTTGCTCGCGACCTGACAACAAAAACGCCTTTTAGCATTTCAGTAACGAACAAAAACCTGTCCGCGATCCGCATCAAGATTCTGATGCCGCGAGGTGTTACAAGCGAGGATGATGGCGATCTGGTTGGTGTTCGTGTTGAGTATGCGGTTGATATGGCGGTTGATGGCGGATCGTTTAATCAAGTGTTAAGCGACGTTATCGACGGTAAGACGACAAGCGGTTATGACCGCAGCCGTCGAATCGACTTACCAAGCTTTAACCAGCAAGTGATTTTGCGCGTTCGTCGTGTAACGCCAGACAGCACAACCGCGAAGGTAACAGACCTGATCCGCTTGCAGAGTTACGCCGAGGTCGTCGATGCAAAATTCCGTTATCCTCTGACTGGTCTTGTTTATGTTGAGTTCGACTCTGAATTGTTCCCAAATCAGATCCCTCGAATCTCAACAAAAAAACGGTGGAAGATAATCAACGTCCCAAGCAACTATGATCCTATTGCCAGAACTTATAGCGGATCTTGGAACGGGACGTTTAAGAAGGCTTGGAGCAATAACCCTGCCTGGGTTCTTTATGACATTATCACCAGTCAGCGCTATGGATTAGATCAGCGTGAGTTGGGAATCCCTATCGACAAATGGAGCCTTTACGATGTAGGGCGCTATTGCGATCAGATGGTTCCAGATGGAAAGGGCGGGCAGGAGCCGCGCTATCTGTGCGATGTTGTGATTCAAAGCCAGGTTGAGGCGTTCCAGCTTGTGACTGATATTTGCTCCATCTTCCGGGGAATGACTTTCTGGAATGGTGAAAGCCTTTCGATTGTGGTTGATAAGCCGCGCGAGCCGTCTTACATCTTCACAAACGACAACGTTGTTAACGGCGAGTTTTCTTACACGTTCGCCAGCGAAAAGAGCATGTATACATCATGTAACGTGACGTTTGACGATGAGCAAAACATGTATCAACAAGACGTTGAGCCAGTTTTCGACACGGAGGCCGCTTTACGGTTTGGACACAATCCAACAAGCATAACCGCTATCGGGTGCACACGACGCAGCGAGGCTAACCGCCGGGGCCGCTGGATCCTGAAAACCAACTTGCGCAGTACAACGGTCAACTTCGCAACCGGGCTTGAAGGTATGATCCCGACAATCGGTGATGTTGTGGCAATCTCGGATAACTTCTGGAGCAGCAACCTAACTCTCAACCTATCCGGTCGAGTTATGGAGGTTAGCGGCCTTCAAGTTTTCGTGCCGTTTAAGATTGACGCACGCGCTGGTGACTTCATCATGATCAACAAGCCTGACGGCTCGCCAGTTAAGCGCACCATATCGCGCGTAAGCGGCGACGGCAAGACTTTAGAGCTTAACGTAGGGTTTGGCTTTGACGTAAAACCTGACACTGTATTTGCGATTGAGCGCACTGATATAGCGCTTCAAAAATACGTTGTAACGGAGGTAACGAAAGGCGATAGCGATGAGGAGTTTACCTATCGTGTAACTGCTGTTCAGTACGACCCGAACAAGTACGATGAGATCGATTATGGTGTAAACATTGATGATCGACCAACGTCTATTGTTGACCCTGACCGACTGCAAGCGCCTAAAAACGTTAGCGTGTCGTCTTACTCTCGCGTTATCCAGGGCGTAAGCGTGGAAACGATGCACGTTAGCTGGGATAAGGTAGAATATGCGTCAATGTATGAAATGCAATGGCGAAAGGGCAATGGCAACTGGCACAACACGCCGCAGACGGCAAACAAGGAAACGGAAGTTGAGGGCATTTATGCAGGTAACTACTCGGTGCGAGTTCGCGCAGTGTCCGCAAGCGGGAGCGCGTCTCAATGGTCGGCGATTGTTAACGCTACGCTGACCGGGAAAGTTGGCGAGCCTGGCGCTCCTATTAACCTAACGGCGTCTAATGACGAAGTTTTCGGCATTAGAATTAAGTGGGGTATGCCGGAAGGCACAGAGGACACCGCATATATTGAGCTACAGCAATCTGAAACCGGAAAGGCTGAATCAGCAACGCTGTTAAGCTTGGTTCCGTACCCGCAGCGCGAATACTGGCACAGCATTTTACCTGCTGGTTATACCAACTACTATCGCGTTAGGTCAGTAGATAAGATTGGTAACGTGTCTGCGTGGACAGGCTTTGTTAAAGGCCAATCCTCAATCGACCTTGATGATATTATTGGCGATATCTTAGACGACATTCTCGACAGCGAAGGCTTGAAAGATTTGATCGAGGGAGCCATTGATCAATCAGAGAAGATACAGGATGCGGTAGAAGCTGCCAAGGACTCAGCGAACAAGATCAAGAATCAGGCGCAAGCGATTATCGAAAATGCACTTGCAACTGATACTAATCTGCGATGGACGCGAGTAGAAAACGGTAAGCGTAAAGCCGAGATCGGCGAGTCATTCGAAATGATAGCCACCGAAACGGAGGCCAGGATTGAGGCCATAAACAAGCTTAGAACGGAGTTCGATACCGGGATAAGCGCGGAGATAACCAAGGTAACGAAACTTATCTCCGATGAGACTCAATCAAGGATTACTCAGGTAAACGAGCTTAAAACAGAGTTCACAACCGAGATTGGCAAGACAAACGCCAACGTTCAGAAGGCGCAGGAAGCTGTAACAACCGAGACGGAAGCGCGGGCGCAAGCAATCCAGAATCTTGACGCGAAGCTAACCAAGCAGATTAATGACGCGAAAGTTGAGCTAAACGCCAATATTCAGAGGGTTGATCAGGCGATCACTGATGAAGCCGGGGCGCGAGCGGAAGCGATAGAATCGCTAACGGCTCAATATAAAAAGGACATTAGCGACGCCATAAAAGGCGCGGAGACTGATTTTAACGCGAGCATTGACAGAGTTAACCAAGCTATTGCTAATGAGGAAGAGGCGCGCGCACAGGCCGTTACAAGCCTTGATGCGAAGCTGACAAAACTTGTTGGTGACACAAAAACAGAGCTTGGGGCGTCAATAGACCGAGTTGATCAGGCAGTGACCACGGAGGAGCAGGCGCGAGCGGAGGCGGTTTCCGGCCTTGATGCGAAGCTGACAAAACTTGTCGGAGACACAAAGACTGAAATTAACGCAAATATCAGTCGAGTTGATCAGGCGGTTGCCAGTGAGGCGGAAGCGCGGGCCAATGCTGACACGGCGTTAAGCACAAAGATCGGAGATACTCAGGCGGCATTAACTCAGAAAATGGATTCATGGGTTAACGCGGAGCAAGCTGGTGTTATGTACGGCGTAAACCTTGGCCTCAAGTACAAGGGCAAGGAATACAAGGCCGGGATGAACTTGATGCTTGTTGGCGAAGGCGATAACGCTAAATCGCAATTCCTGTTTAGCGCTGATCGGTTTGCTATCATCCCATCGTTAAGCCGTGGAGATCTTAAAACGCTACCGTTTGTTGTTGAAAATGATCAGGTGTTCATGCAGAGCGCGCTGATTAAAGATGGCACGATTACCAACGCCAAGATAGGCGATGAGATCAGGTCAAACAACTTTGTAGATGGCTCCAATGGCTGGCGCGTTGGCAAGGATGGCAGTTCGCAGTTCAACAACGTGATTATTCGCGGCGCGGTTTACGCTAATGATGGCTACTTTAACGGCACCGTTTACGCTAACCGCATCGAGGGTGACGTGATGATCGCAGAATCTGACACGATACCGCTCAAGGAGGTAGACGGTTTCGGACGTGGTGACTATGAGATTTTCAAAATTAACGGGGAGGACTTTGACCGACAAATCGACACAAACCTTATCGTATGGTGTTCTTGCTCTCAGCGAAACTATTTCCGCTTGATCGTGCAAACCCCAGGTAAGGGCGATGTTGAATATTATTATCTTGACACTGGTAACGAAGGGGGCGGAAGGGCGTTTGCTTTGCGCGGATTCTTCATTCCGGCAGCGGGTAGGGGTCAGCAAAACAGGATCATTGTTAGGGTTCAGGAAAGCCGAAACTCATCGATCAGGACTTACACGCCTTGGGTCGAGCGGGAAATGGGGCAGAAGTACAACGATGTTCCTAACTCCTCCATTAACAACCGAAACTTCATTCGTGAGAAAACCTATATTGCAGCATACCGAGCAGGTCGCCGCATTATAGCGTAATAAAAAAGGGGGCCAATTGGCCCCTTTGTTTTTAGCACTTCTCTTTGATGCCGCCACGCATAAGGTTTGCGTTCCAGCACTGGACGCTTTCGCCCTGCTTAATCACGCGACCTTTCGACCACTCAGCGCGAGTCTTGCCGGAATCGGAGTTCTCGTAAGAGGATCGCATGTTGGCGTGGTTGTTGGAGTTAACAGAGCTTGAGTTTGGGCCTTCTCCTTTCTCGTTGATAGCCAGCGCAGCCGGAGACGCGACAAACAGAGCCATAAACAGCGCAACGGTGATCTTATTCAGTTTCATGATTTTTCTCCTCTTGTTGGTTGAGGCTAAAGTATACGACCGCGAGCGATGAAACGCAACAACTATCGAAATGGCTGTTTCTTTTGTTTACGAGTGTTCACAACTTCGGACTCCGCAAAATTGCGCAACGTTTAAAAACAGAAAAAACAGCAGAAATCACCTATAATATATAATAAAAACAATAAGTTATGTTATATTAATCTTATTTGTTTTCTATACTGTATAGTCTGTTTTGCTATTTTGGTGATGGTCTGTGTATTTGGTGAAATATATAAATATTAATTTTCTGGTGTATCTATCTAGTATCGGGCCTCCGAAATCGACACAACGAGGAAACAAGGAAAAAACAAGATTGCAGCAGAGGGAAAATCAACGACTTACCATCTAATTTTGTTTCATGGTCGATTCCGCTTGTTGAGAAAACAACAAAAACAGCTTTTGGTGTTGACTAAATGCACTAATTGCATATAATGCTGATAAACCAACAAGGAGATAGAAAATGACTGATAACGTGTTTCAGGTTTTCACAAGCGAAGAGTTAACAAACGACGCATATCACGATCCGAACTCATGGTGTGCGGAGTACGTAAGCGGATCGAGCCTGGCTGATATCTTCTCAAGCTGCCCGGCTGCGTGGCGGTTCAAGCAGAGAGAAAACAGCAAGGCGCTAACGTTCGGCACGCAGTCGCACACCAACTTTGAAAGCCGGGAGTTATTCGAAAAGCATTATCGCAGAGCGCCAGCGGCTGAGGACTTTAAGGATCTGATTACGAGTCAAACCGCATTAGCCAGTAAGTTGAAATCTTTTGGCCTGAAAGGTACAACCGGGAAGGGATACCCGGAATTGCTGGAAATGATGGCGAAGTGCGGCGAGGATTTGAATGTGCTTTGGCTTATCGAAATGATCGCAGAAAGTCAGGCGCGGGCCGATGGTGTCGAGCTTGTTAACGCAAAAGATTACGACGCATGCGTTAAAATGCGCCAGGTGTTGGAATCCATACCGGAGCACAACGCATGCATGAATAGCCAAACGGCGCAGCGAGAGCTATCAATTTTCGGCATTATCGACGGCGTTAAAGTGAAGGTTCGAATAGACCACATCGACATTTGCAAAGGCGTTTACTCAACCGTTAAAGCTGGCGTTGACGGAGAAGGAAACCCGATTTACGAAACGGTGTGCTATGAAGAGGCGATTGTGATCACCGACTACAAAACCACGGCGAGCGCTAACCCTGCTGAATTTGGACGCCTGGCTGTGAATCATGGTTACTTGCTCAAGATGGCTTTGCAGCACGACCTGTTTAAGCGTGCATATCCAAACGAAAAGCGGCCAGTGGTTGTGCGACTTCTGGCGCAGGAGAAAAAGGAGCCTTTCTTGCCGCTTGCTTTCCGCATGAGGCCGGAGCATTTAAAGATCGGGCGTTTGCAGTATATGAGCGTTATCAAAACTTACGCGATGTGCGAGCAACATAACATCTGGCCCGCATATGCAAACGGTGAGCCGGAGATTGATCTTGATGTTCCTGATTGGTTCACTCGCCAGTACAAAGATTTTTTGTAGTAAATGGCACAAATAGCTAAACAAATGAAAAGCGTGGTGTTATAATGCACCACGTAAGTTAAACGAAAGGAGATACACAATGGAAAACATGACCCAAGAAAAAGCAGAAGTAATTGAGCACATGAAAGAATTCGTGCACGCTATGGCCGATGCGCTGCGAAACTTTGTCTACCCATTAGACCCGACAGAAGGGCCGGAGGAGTTGGCATACATCCGCCGCGTAATGGGTGCCGTTGATAACGTTATTCTCACCGCAACCATGCGTGAAAACGATCCGGCAGCAATTCAGGCGATCAGCCTGTCAAGTGATATTATGCTTCAACAGGTTATTGAGTTTCACACCAAAGACGAACAAAAACACTGATTAAATCGGGAGGCTTCGGCCTCCCACCATTCAGGAGATAAGCAATGAAGTTTTCCGAAAAGTTCGACGAAATTTTACCAGCGCTGCATAAGGCCCGCAGCATGTTTGTTAAGGTGAAAAAGGATCGCCAAAACAGCCACCTTAAAAACAAATATGCGACGCTTGATAGCGTGCTTGACGCAATCACCCCTGCACTAACCGACAACAACCTTATGTTGATGCAGGATATGATCGAGAGCGAAGCGCCGAACAGAATCAAGGTAGAGACTACGGTAATTCACATTTCCGGGCAGTGGGTTAAATTCTATGCTGAATTGCCGATTGTCAAAAACGACCCTCAAGGCGTCGGATCAGCATTCACTTACGCCCGCCGCTATGCAGCCGCCGCAGCATTTGGTTTAAGCCAGGCAGACGACGACGCGCAAATCGCAGTTAAGAGCGCA